GCAACTTACAAAAGCCCTAAAATTACATATGGGTGACATTGAAAGAGCTTTTTTCTTTGGAACTAGAGGTGAAACTAACGGCTCAACTGCAAATCCAAAAAGAACTACTGGTGGATTGTTCAGTATGATTACAAATGTAATTGATTGTGCATCTGCTACAACTTCTTCTAACAAGATGACTGAGAAAGAGTTTGATAAATTCTTAATTGAGGACATCTTTGCTTTTGGATCAAACGAAAAGGTAGCCTTTGCGGGTCCTCGTTGTATCACTAATATGATGGAACTAGGTAAAAACAGATGGCAACCTGTGCAGATTGACAACGCATATGGCGTAGCATTTACAAGATACACTACATTTGCTGGTGATCTTCTTGTATATATGCACCCTATGTTCCGTCAGGTTAGTGCACTATCGCAAGAGATGCTTATCTTAGATATGAATCACTTGAACTATCGTTATATGGCGGGTAGAGATACTCAACTCGTAAGAGATATCCAAAATAACGATTTTGATGGTGTTAAACATATGTATATGTCAGAGTGTGGATTAGAAATGACCCACTCTAAAGTACACCACAGAATTAAGAACTGGTCTGCTCTATCGTAATAGGACGACTAATTCTTATATAAAGGTAAACTAAGGGCTGGGGTTAGTGATAACTCTAGCCCTTTTTATTTAGGAGATAGGATATATGACAGAAAAAGATGTAAAAAGGTTTAAGTCTGCACAAAAAGCTAAAGATAAAGTAGCTAAAGAAGCAGTCAAAGATCCAATTGTAACTCAAAAGAAAGTGGGTTCACAATGGGCTTACTATGTAAGTGCTAATCCAGAAAAGGTTAGTTGGGATATGAATGTGGCAGGTGAGAAATATAAGGGATTGTGGAATAAAGATAGATCACATCTCGTATGGAGAATACCTGCAGACAAAGCAGATAGGTTTGAACAACACATATTCTTCAAGCACAGAAGGATTATCAAGGGAGATGAGTAATGGCTTCTTACAGCTCAGGTTCTTCATCTTCGGGGTATAGTTCTACATCGTCTACAAACACAGCTGGTACTACTAGCAGTAACCAGAATGTTTCCAAATCAGACTATGTAGACCTTCCTAAACCAACGGAAGAACCAACTAATAGAGATGAAAATGGTAATGTAAGACCAGGTGGTGTTGATCTAAGAACAAACATTAATAAAGAAAAAGATAGATTAGCAACCAACGCACAACTTAAATACTTAGATGAAAATGTAAACGATAGGAATAGATATTCAGCATCTAATCCACATCTAGGTGAACCATATTCTTCATTACAAACATTAGCTATGCAAGCTTTGCGTAGATATGGAGATATGCACCCTGGAACTGTAGACGGCGAAGTCATTATGATGTTTATTGAATTCGCTAATTTAGTATTAGAAGATCTAAGATCACATCCTTACTTTGATAATTTAGAGGTAGATTACTATACACATCCTACAGAACATAGGAATGTACCAGATCAAATTATGGTTGCAGGATTACTTTACAACTATGCAGTTCAACAACAATCAAACAAGGTAGAAGCATATGGTCCTATGTACTTTAGGACTATGAACAGAGTTTTATATAATAGAAAGTATGGTAATTCTAAGATAGAAATCAGCCCACACGACAGAGGTTCTGATAATCTATGTAGTAATAGAGCATACGATGCTGGGAGAAAGTAGATGTCAACAGCTTATGCACCATCTGGTGTAAAGGTAAAGGTTTATCCTTATGAAGATTTTCAAGGTGTTGATGCGTCCCGAGATAAAGCCGCTTTAGATACAGGTCAAAAACAGCATTTGATAACCATAGATAATGGTTTTGCTGATTGGAGGGGATCTATTGTTAGGGATGCAGGTGCTAGTCAAAGGACATCTGGGGATAGATTAATCAAACATTTAAACTTTTATGGTCGTAACAGACTTGTATGGGCACAGAAAGATGGTGGTGGTATATCTTTAAAATCAGATCAAGACCATATAGCAGAAGAAGTATATCCTAAAAACAACATAACAACATCTACACTATTCAATAACAATGTTATCTTCTTTAATAGAGATAACAATATGTATAGATATGATGGTTTAAAATTTAGAAAGATTGAAGCCAGTTCAGATCCAAGACCAGCATTTGGAGTTGCTATTCAAAGAAGGTTAGCAATAGCAGGAGCACCAGATAAAAGAACAACAATAGATATAAGTCGTGTTGATGAATTCAATGTTTTTCCAGATGATGAAGATCCAGCAGCAACAGCAGTAACTAAAGCTGCAGATATAGATGTTGCTAACATCATTGGTACTGCAGATGAAATAAAAGGTTTAGGTGTTTTTGAAAATAACAGATTAGCAGTATTTACAAACGACCAAGTTGTTGTATATGCACTGCACCCAGATTTCACACAATGGCAAATAGATGATAAAGCCAATGTTAAAGTAGGAACTTTAAGTCATAATACAATTGTACCAGCTGGTTCAGACCTTATGTTCTGTTCTAGAGATGGGGTACACTCGTTAAGAAGATCAGATACAAACGGCGTAACTATATTCTCTATACCAATGTCAAATAAAATTGACTTAACTTATAGAGCTTTAGTTAAGCAAGTTGCTAATCCTGAAAACATTAGTGCTATGTTTGACCAAGATGAAGGTCAATATCATATATTCTTCCCTATATCTGATCTTCTTTGTACTAGATTAACATTGACTCTAAACCCTATGTCTGGTGGTGAAAGTAAATGGTCAACAGGTACATTCTTAAATGCTATGAATGGTAGACAGCTAGGAGGAACAACAGTTTTTGGTACTCCTGGTGGTATTTGGGAAAGAGCTAGGATTGAAGATATAACAGACTTCAGTCCAGAGATGACGGTACTAACTCCTATACTTTGGCAAGGTGCTATAAATGATGTAAAAGAAAGCTATTCTTTTATATTACAAGCAACTGGTAAAGGAGAGATAACGGTAGAAGCTTTTGATGAGCGAGGTAGGTATTTGAGTTCTATGGTTTTTCTTATAGAAGAGGACGGAGCGGACGACAAATTCCCAGATGTGCCGTTAAGTAGACAATATGAAAGGAAATTTGAACATCGTTATAGAGGTGTTCAATTTAGATTAAAAACAAAAGGTAAAGGACTATTAAAAGTTATAGGCTTTGCCGTTACAGTAAGGCAGGGATAAATTATGGCAAGACTTAGACAACAACATCCTCAAAACTATGTATCATCAGGTAATATACATACTGATTTTGAGAACATCATCAGATATCTAAACACAGCAGAGTTTGGTGATAAAACAATCGCTGAACTATTATCGGTTCTGTTTAACGAATCAGGAACATTCCAAGGTCCTATTGAAATGAGAGTAGACACAGTTAATGGTCTACAATATAGGGTTGGTACATATCCTGGAGCAGATGATGGTTGGCAAGATCTAATTACAATTTCTTCATTACGAGGTCCATCTGGAGCGAATGTTGGAACCGTTGAAGGTCCTTTCTTTTTCAATAGACAAGATAAATTAATTACAACAGGAGTACAGACAGTCACCGTAACGAGTGGTGGGTCTGGATACACTTCTGTCCCTACCGTTTCTTTTACTACACCTCAAGACTCTATCAACGGATCAGCACCAACTGCCACTGCTGTTCTTACTGCTGGAGTTGTAACTGCAGTTAACATAGCTTCAACTGCACAAGGAGGTGGATACACCGTAGCACCTTCAGTAACCATTACTCCACCTGCCAATGGTACTCAAGCTACTGCTACTTCTACTCTTGCTCCTATTGCTAGTAGTGCCAATGTGATTCCATACACATTTGATCAGAACACAGAGGACATAGTAATTTATAAAAACGGAGTTTTACTTGGTCTAGCCACAACTGGATCTGCAGCTGAATACACAACAAACACTGCTGCAAATACTATTACGATATCAACTGCAACAGGAACTGCGTTAGCAGATAAATACACAATCTACAGCGTGCGTTCTCAATCAGTAACTAACTTCCGTAGACAAGATACATTAGTTAGTACATCTACTAACTCTGTAGCATTCGTTCACTCTAGTGACGAAACTTTGTTGGTATGGAAAAATGGTATCTTACAGGAACCAGGTGGTGGTGCTGACTATATTAACTCACCACAAACAGCAACAATAACATTTACAAGTTCATTAGCTCAGAACGATAGGGTTGTAGTTATTACGGTTGAAAACCAAGCACAAAAAACAATTGCTGGTTTGATGTTTGAAGATGAATATACAAACGAACAAGGATTTATTAATTACAATAAACTAAATATACAAAACAACGAGATACCACAGAACAAAGTAAATCAGTTATCTACAAGTCTTGCTAACAAAGCAAACATTACTTCTGGTATATCAACACCATCAGGTGCTGTAACAGGAGATCTATGGTTAGATACATCACAAGTTCCTAATATCTTAAAGTTTTACACTGGTACTCAGTGGTTAGAAACATCACCAGAAAGCTCACTGCCTACTTTCTTAGCTTCCAACGCGTCACAATATGTTCGTGTTAATGGAACTGGTACGGCATTAGAATATGGTACGCTAGACTTATCTTCAGTGTTACCGAAAACAGATAGAGGTGCAGTTAATGGTGTTGCTTCACTAGATAGTAGTGCGAAGATACCTACTAACCAATTACCTGATATCTTTGCTACATCTACTATTTCATTTTTTAATGTATGGGAAGATGCTTCTGTAACCGTAACTAACAAAACATACTTTGTTTCTAATATATGGAAACAGAAATTAAGATTAGATGGTATCACCCATAAGCTCGCAGCAGGTACTTGTACTATTCAATTATCTGTAGACGGTTCAACAATTGGAAGTACATTCTCTTCCTCTACTACCAGAGCTTCTGTCAATATGCCGACAACAATTGAGATTGATGGAACAACAACAGGTAGACGATTAGAGTTAGTAGTAACAAATACTTCTGGAGCAAATAGTTTGGAGGTTGGTATAGCAGCAGCTACACTATCTGTATAAGGTGATATTATGGCATTTAAAGATTATGTAGATAACTTTGGAGGATTTGATCAAAAAGACTTTGTTGCAAAACAAGAGTTTGATCAGATGGCTAGTAAAGATACTATTGATGCAAAGCTAGAACCAGGCGAGTTTGTAGTACATCCTAAAATATTTCAAGATAAAGAAGGACAGGCATTACTTGCACAGCTAATGTTAAAGACCATCAAAGAAGGTGGTAATCCAATGGCTATGTTTGCAGGATCAGAGATGGGTAATTACGACCCAATGAATCCTAATAGTCCTCAACACTTTTTCTTTGGTAAAATCTTTAGAGGTATATCAAGAGTATTCAAAAAAATTGTAAAAAGCCCAATAGGTAGAATTGCTGTAACAGCAGCTGCGGCTATGGCTGCACCATACTTATTACCTGCTTCAATATCTGCTGGTACTGCGTCTACGATAGGTGCAGCGGTTGGATCTGGTCTAGCCACGAAAGGTGCTGGAGGAACTTGGGGACAAGCATTGATGAATGCAGCAGGAACTGCAGCAGGTTCTTATATTGGTGGTAAACTTATGGGAACAACGACTATACCAAAAGATGTTCCAGCAGGTTCTGTTTTCCCTGGAGATATGCAGGTTGTTAGTGGAGGTAATGTAGTTGATTTGAGTTCAGTTGGTACAGCTGCGAAGGGTGGATTTACTATCCCTACAAATGTGAACCCAGTTGCTAACATAACAAACCAATCATTACTTCAAACAGCTGCAGGTAACACTAGCGGTTTTGCAGTTAACGCAGCAAACCTTGTAAACAAAATACCTATGGTTGGTTCAACAATAGCAGGTGCTAACTTAGGTGCAGTAGCTGGTAGTTCTTTGGGTGGTAGCTTAGGAACTATGTTAGGAACGGTTATGGATCCACCTAAGATTCCAAGTTATTTTGAAAATACATCTGGTATGAATGTACCAAGAATACAATTACCTGGGTCTACACTTAATTTAGGATTAGGTGCACAAGGTGCAGCACAATATTTAGGAAGTAATTTAGGACCAGCTATGGCATCTGGTAAAAACATATATGGTAATCTAACTAGACCACAAGAATTAGCTGGTATAGATTATCTTCGTAGGTTCACTGATAGAAGTGGAGAACCTAGAGAAGAAAGGTTTGGAACATTTGGTAATGCAGTTTACAAAGCAGACAGAGGGTTTTCTCTCGGCGGTCGTGGTGGCTTTGGAATAGCGTATTACTAATATGATAAAGGAAGGCACATATGAAGATATTGAAACACTACTACCACTTGCTAAAGAAATGCACGGAACGAGTATATACAAAGATACTCACTACGATGAAAACATTGTACGAGAATATGCAAGCAGGTTTTGTGGAAATCCAAATAAGTACTTCAGAGTATATTACAAAGGCGATAAGCCTATGGCATACCTTCTTGGATACATTACAAACTATCTATGGGGTAGTGATATCTTGGCTCAAGAAGAGTTACTCTTTACTGATCAAAGTAGTCAATTGGCAGGTTTCAAGTTACTCAAAGACTTTGAAAAGTGGGCGAAAGAAAAAGGGTGCAAAGAAGTGAATTACTCTGTGACATATGCTGGTGCTCCTAACGAGCAATATGATAAAGTAATGACCAGAATGGGATATACAAAACAAGGAGCGATTTATAAAAAAGGAATAGTATAATGTGTGGCGGTGGCGGATCAGGCAGCAAAGATGATAACATAGAAAAAGTTGTAGCTCCTGTAGCCAACTTCAAGCCAAATGATAATCCTATGACAGGTTATAAACCTGGGGATATTAGACAAGAAACACTTGACCCAATTGGTAATCCTACATCAGCTCCTAAAAACTATCCTGGAACAAATATAGTTCAAGGGACTACTAACCTAAACTATGCACCTGATGATCGTGATGAAACATTCCGTAATGGTAGTACAACTCCTAGACCAGATAATAATAAATTAGGTAAAGCTGTAGTAGAACAAGGCTTTAGAGCTGCTACTTATATGGCTAATCCAGTGCTTGGTATGGGTGTAGATGTAGCCAGAGGTGTTATAGATTTTCTATCTCCAGGTAATAAATTTGGTACTTCTCCACAAGAAACAGCACTAAATTTACTCACTGGTCCTATAGGTGGTTCCAAAGCGGGTGCGACAGCTATGCAGAATGTATTAGGTAAAGCTGCCCTAACTGCAGATTTAGCATATGGTGCATCTAGAGCTAGGGAAGTGGGTATGGCAAAAGCTATGCAAGAAAGCCCAAGGTTCTCTCAACAATTTGTAGGACAATTTTTTGATGATAAGCCTACAAACACTAACACAGGGACTACAAAATCTAAAGATATAGGTACAATAGGTACAAATAACATAATAGGAACTACAAAAAATGACATTAACTTCGGAGGCTTTGACGATCGTGACGACAAAAAAAGACGACAAGGTTTCGGTAAAGGAGTTTACACAAGGTTTTAATATGAACAAATTAATTATGGAGGGCAAATAATATGTGCGGCGGCGGCGGAGGCGGCGGCGGTGGTCAACAGGTAATAAACCAAGTTGAATACACTGACTTGCTAGGAAACAAACAAGTAGTAAATGAATCAGAATATGGCAAGACTATGGGTCTTAACCCATTAACTGCAGGAACTCGTCTACAAGCAATTATTGCAAATCCAGAAGAAGCAAAAAAATATTCAGCTATGGGCAAGTCTGGGGATCTTTTATATCCTGGTGGTAAGAAACCAGAAAGACCTGTCTATAGATCATTTGTAGGAACTAATGTTACGGCACCAGGGACAGATCCGTCTATGGAGAGAAGGGACTCTCTCGCAACAGGTGAAGGAACATTACCAGAGTCAGGTCAAGTACCAACACAGATGACAGGTGAAGAAACATTTGGTGGTGAAGTTGGAACAGGTGAAACAAGTTTTGGTAGACGAGCTTTATTATCTGGAGAAGGTCAACTAGCAACAACGCTTGGACCAACATATACTCCAGAACAAGGTACATTACCAACACCAACAGGTAATCCAGATTTACAAGCAGATCCTAATGTACCACCAGTTTCTCCAACAGAAAGTGTGGCACCAGATGTGAACTATATTGTTCCAACAACAGAGAGGAAAGAACAGGTTATCTCTTTCGTTCCGAATGACCCGAACGCACCGTTTGTGGCACGAGGTCCAATATCTTCTAACTTGGTGAACAGGAGAACTGGATTTGGGAACGGAATTATTATTGCTTAGGAGGGATAACAGATGAGCTTTGGAAGTGTATTTAGTGCAATAGGAACCAAGATGGGTATGGACCCATTGACTGCTAATATTTTAGGCAGTGGTTTTGATGCGAGTAGTGATTACTTAGCTCAGTCACAAGATCGTGCACAGCTTGAAGCTATCTATAGACAACAAGGTCAAGACTTACAATTCAAACAAAATCTTGCTTTACGAAGAGATGCAGAACAAAGAGCATTAAGAGATAGGCTTTTAGTTCAATCATCTAATTTAGCCGAATCAATTAAACAAGTTAATGAATATCTAGGTGTACCATACACACCAAGCAAAGAAGATATTATGCGTGATATGTTTGATTTATCCAATGCTTATAGGACTGACATATTCAAACTAGCAGAACTTACTGCAAGTAAAGCAAAAGCAAATAACCTAGCAAGGTTAGGTGGTGCTGATTCTGATACATTAGATGCTAAGGTTCAAGCTGATGTAATTGCCAAGTATGCACCTGAACTACAGAAAGCTGATATACAAGCAAAAGTAAACGCACTTAAATTTGCTAGTGAAAGAATGAATCTAGACCAAGCATCTAGAGCAGCATTTACAAAACAATTTACAGATCCTTATGAGGCACAATTTAATATGGAAAAAGGATTATATAGCACAGCACAAACCAACTATGGCGGAAGCCAAACAGGATTGAGTAATATGTTTGATACGGCTATGAAGTCTGCAACAGCAAGTAATAAATCATTTTCTAATAGTTTAGATGATCTTGCAAAAGGAATTACTGGTAACTTTAATACTAACAAAAACCCAGATAGTACTATCGTGGGTAGTGGAACTATAAACAATCAACCACAAACCAATTATTTAGGACAACCTTTGTATTATGATTCTGCGGGTAATCTAATTGGTGCGGAGGTTTAATTATGGCACTTAGTTTTGGATTCGGTCTATCACAAAATCTGCGAGATGCAGAGCAAAGGAATATAGACAAACGAAAAAAGAATAGAGATGCTTTTCAAGCTTTTATGGATCAAGAAAGAAAAGCTGGGCGTCCGTTATCTATTACTGATTTAGAAAAACAAAGGCACGAAATAACTGGTGGTAACTTTCTTTATAGTCAATCTTTAGCTAGTGACCAGATGATAGAGTCAATGCACAAGGCTCACAACCAAGGTGTATTTGATGATCAATTAGCACAAGCTACAAAAAACATAGAACAGATAGAAACTAGAAACAAAGCTTTTGATGATTCCGTAAGTGTTAATGGTACATTTGAGGAATGGAAAGAAAGTATGATAAGTGAAAAAGGCTTTCTAGGTCCTAATAGAGAAACTAATACCAAGATGTTTTCTGATATGGGTTGGGATGATAGGAGTAAATGGAATAAAGCACAACAAAGAAAAAGAAAAGAAGAAATAGATAATATTTTTAATGAGGAAAACTTTGCCTCTACTAATCAAACAGAACAACAAATAGATATGAATTTTTCTGGTCAACCTAAATGGTTGGTTGAAGGTTTAAAAGCTAAATTAAAAACTTCAAATGCAAATAAAGTTTCTGCAGGAGTTTCAAAAACATTAGGCGAACTATTCCTTAAGGGAGTAAGTACAGAGCAATATATAAATTATGTTCAAAGAGATGAAAAAGGTAAAGACAAGTTTGTAGAGAACATATTGTTGGCTTCTGGTATAGACCTAAGATCAATAACTCCAGAGCTTGTTAAAGATACTAAAACAAGAATAGAAGCTCACTTTACAAATCAAAAATCAGTATACAATGGCAAGGTTGCTACAACTTTCCACGATGCTATGAAAGAAACAGACACTTGGAAAAAGTTCCACGAAGCTAATAAAAATGGAAATATGAAGCTTACTCGTACTTTGTGGGAGCAAGCGTATAGAGAAGCAGCAAGAAAATTAGGCTTTGATGAAAAGACTTTATTTGTTGAAGGTGAAGGTGATTATAAAGGTCAATTAGTTTTAAATAAAAAATTAGGAGATATCATTGGATACAACAACTATAATGCTTGGCTAAATCTAAACTATCAACAAAACTATGAATATAATAAAGCAAAAGGGCAAGCAGCCGCTACTGCATATGGAGAAGCAAACATAACTCAAGATAAATCAAAAGAAAACATTATGATGTTCTTTACTGCTTTCGGTGAAGAAAAGGATAATCCATACTTAAATGGTCCAACAAAAAACATAATAGGTGCACTACAATCTAAATATTATCTTCCTTTAGAGGTTATGAATAATCTACACGCAGAACTTGATGCTGTAAAAGATAGAGTAAATGAAAGACCAGAAGATGCGTTGGTATTAGCAGAAGAGATTGCAAGTAAACTTAATCTTCAAAATTATTCAGATGCAAGAGCTACTGCAAAACAACAATACACTAATTTGTTTACAGATGGAGTGCCACCTGGAACTTCTATAAAAGCATATGGAATTGAATATAATAAAGAGATTGAAAAACTGGAATCACGAATTACAGAACTAATAACTAAATTACCTAAGTCAGCTAAAACAGAAATTAAATTTGCTAATGGTGAAACGCAAGTTATTTGGAATGATCCTAATGTAGCAAGGCTTATAAATGAATATAAAGATAAGTTATTGATGATTAAAAAAGATATATCAAGAGATTTAACTGGATATAACCTAGGAGCTTTTGATGATTCAAACAATACAGGCTTGGCGATAGAACATACTTTTGGTGATGTAAAAGTTACAAATGTAAAAGAGTACAGAGAATACTTACTAGGTAAGATAGACCAGTTGACTAGCGAAAAAGGACTCAAAGAAATAAATGATATTGTACCTACTGGTGAAAACAATGCTATATTCAACAGCGATAATGTTGCTTCTGTTAACAACCTAAGTTTCAAAGGAGATATAAAAGCTCAAGCTCAACACCTCAATTCTGTTCACGGTAATAAAGCGTATACTTATAAAACTACAATAGGAGATATGTCACCTGCTGGTCAAGGAAACACTTCTTTCTTATTGACTGATAAAAAATCTGATCAAATTGTAATTAATAATATCTATACTGAAAACGGAGTTGCTAAGTTGTTTAGTAGTGGAACTACAGGACCAAACTTAGGTAATACACCTTTCTTTGATATATTCAAAATGACTTACAAAACTCATAATTTAGGACAATTTGAAACATTTAATGAAATACCAAAAACTAAACAAAATGAAATAATAAATGCTATGGCTAACGGAATACTTTATAACTACAACATACACGACAAAGGTGTAAGCCCAGGATATAATATGGCAACCGTAGCTTCAAACAACGGGCTAACAATGGGTGGCTTTGGTGGTGCTAGTAATATAAGAGAGTTTATAAGAAAAATGCACGAACCAGATGCTTTCGTATTAAACAATAAACAAAAAGTTATTAACTCTCAGGCTACAAAAGTTCAACTAGAACTATTTATAAAACAATATCTAAACGCGGGTATGGCATTCGCAAACGATGATAGAACAGGTATTAAGGAATTGCTTATGGCTAAGTAGGATGACGAACTACTCGTTATAGAATAATATAAATAAATCGGAAACTGGAGTACCGAAATTATGTCAGATGAAATATTAAATGAAAATAACCCAACCGAAGTTCGTGATGATCTAGGATTTGGTAGTGATGCACCTGAAGTAGCAAACAAAAATCTTACAGGTCTTATCAAATCTAGAGGCTATGGAGAGCTATCACTAGATCCAACTGGACCAGACACGGGTGCTTTAAAATATGCAAAAGGTGATCTGTCAAAAACAGATGCACTAAGGCTTTTACAAAATCCAGAATTTATTCAAGATGTATATGATTTCTTTCAAGACAGAGATGGTATAACATTCTCTAGTCCTCAAGAAGCCATTGAAGAGTTTTATAGTGACCGTGGTTGGAAATCTATGAACTTTACCAGTATGGCTAAAGAAGCTTGGTACACAACAGGCGGAAGTGCAACCGATGCTCAAAAAGCAAGGCTATCAAGATTACAGCGTGTCTACGATGCTCTACCAAATTTTTATGAAGATGGTGGAACAGGTGCTGCTGGATTAGCTGCCAATGTAGGAAAAGCTGTATTTGACCCAGTAAACTTAATTGGTATGGGTGTTGGTGGAATGGCTGCCAAAGGTGGTGCAATCGCAGCAAAACAAACAGGTAAAAATTTATTAGTAGGTGCAATCAAAGAAGGTGGTAAGTCAGGTGCAAAAGTTGAGGCTGTACTAGGTGGTGGTATTGAAGCTGGATATAACGCTGCTGAACAATTTAGAGATATAGGTATTGGTGAAAGAGATGAGTATAGTTTTAAAGAAGGTGCGTTTGCAGCTGGTGTAGGGGGTGTCGCTGGCGGAGCATTGGGTGGATTATTTGGTGCTGCAGGTGGAGCCTTATTCAGAAGGAACCTAACTAGAACTGCAGATGGTAAATATGATTTTAAACAAAGTTTTGTAGAAAAAGATAAAGAAGTTCAAAATGCTTTGAAAGCACAAGAAGAAGCAAACTTTACTGAAGCTGTAGAAAATTTTGAAACGAATCCAACTCCAGAAAACAAAACAGTTATACAAAATTTAATTGACCAAAATGTACGACCACAATTAGAAAGAATTTATAAAGGCTTGCTTGATGAGTTTGAAGCTTCTGACAGAACTAAGTTTGATAATCTTATGTCAGGTAACAAAGGTGGAAGAACTGATGATGAAGTTTTCTCTGCAGCAGAGTTTCCTGATGTAAGCCCTCAAGTAATAAACGAAGCAAAAAAACTTCGTAAGGTATTAGACAATATATATGTAACTAGAAATGCTATTGAAGAAGCAGACGCACTAGATATTCAAACACAGAAATTAAGAGATGAACTACCTAGTAAAAAAGATCCTGCTGAAATACAACAAACTCAAACTAAGATTAAAGAGAATGAAGCAGCTTCATTACAAAAAAGAAAATTAGTTGGTGCATTCCTAAGAGATTACAAAGACGGTAATGAACAGGGACTGATTGATAAGCTTCTTCAGTTAAATGATATTCAAGCTAGGATAGATGCTGAGGACAATCTTGTTATTGGTAAACCAGAAGAAGCAACACCAAAAACAAAAGCTGAACAAGATATATTAGAAACTGAACCAAAAGTAGAAGGTGATGATGTAAAAGAAGTAGAAGTCAAAACTGAAACTGCTGAAGAAATACAATCTACTTTATCAGACCTTGAGAAAAGAAAGAAACTTTTACAAAGACAACAAACATATCGTAACCAACAAGCAAAAGCTGGTAAAGAGCTAAGTGAAAAACACGCTAAGAAAGCAGAAACATATGAACAAGATTTAAAAGATGTAACTGATCAAATTAAAGATGCTAATGCAAAATTAGAAACTCTTAATAACAATAAAACTGTTGAGGCAGATGAAGCTCTTTCTTCTGAGCAAGCTAAAGTTAGGGAACAAGAACTAACTGAGGCAAAAGCAAGGCAAGAAGGTCGTACTGCAGAAGCAGAAGAAGCAGTATCAACACCTGATGAAGGTGCACCAGATGCTCCTAAACCAGATTTAAAACCAGAGCCAGTAACTATTGGTCAAAGAATGGACCAGATTAATGACCTATTAGAATCTGATCCTAAGTTTAATCCTAATAAACCTGATATAATTGATACAGACAAAGGCTCTATTAAGTTTATTGAAGAAATATTTGACCCTGCAGATATAAAAGCTGCAGCTGCATCTTTCAGACGAGAGGTAAAAGATTTAGTAGACAACCAAAAGTACTCTAGAAAACAGGCTAGACTTATAGCTCTACAAAATATGATAGACGACTATATTGGTACTGAAGGTGTTAATGCTATTGCCAAGTCGTTATCAGATCCAGCAGACACATTTGCTTTAAGGGGTATATATAATAGAGATGCCTTTATGGGTATCGTTAACAACGACCCAACTATATCTGATGATTCTAGAAAATTAATAATTGATGCTTACGAAAAAGTAATCAATGACGAAACTAATGCTGCTGCCTTATTTGAATCAACGGTAGCGGATATGCCTAATGCACCTATTGAACAGGTGCTTGAAACAATTGCAAGACATAACCCTGAAGGCATAGGTCCAATAACTAAACTTTTATTTAGTGAAAAACCTACAGCAAGAAAAAGCACTATTAAACCAGATGTTAATAAAATCTTATCTGGCTTAGATGTTTCTGATTTTACTGACTTAGAAAAAGCAGCAATACAAAAAACTGCTGCATTATTTATTGAGGGTCTATCTAATGCTCAACCAGGTAGAAGCTACAATGATGAGTTCATTAAGAAAATAGTACAATTACAAATAGACAAAGTTAGAAACAGACGATTACTTGGTGACAAAGTTTTTGATGTCAAGGCAGAGAAAGGTGCTGGTGGTGATATTGATATTACAGCGTCTACATCTGTATCTTTAGGTAAAGATAGAAATGGTAGAATACAAAATCTATTAAGAAAAGCTAACAGATATGGTTTAACTGATGGACCATTACTAGAACAATACAAGAAAAAAGGTCAGGTCTACACTGGAACAGCTGCTGCTGAAGAAGCTCTACTTGATGCTAAGTTAGATAGTAGAAGTGAAACTGGTCGTGAAGAAGCTGACTTTGAAAAGTTTGCATACATTGATGCTAACACAGGTTTAAAAACAAAAAGAAAAACATCTAAGGTAGATGGTAAAAGAGTTGAAAATGCTACCTATGGTTTTGAAGCAGATAAAGTTGTTGTTATAGACAAAGCATTAACACAAATAGAATCTTCTATAAGAAGTTTAGATAAAGGTGGAGATGCTTATATAACAGCTAACGAGCTGTATCAAATGTCAAGGGACATATTAAAAGTTGCAAATATTACTTTTGTTCCACCAAGAGGTAGAGCAAATGAACTTCTTACAATTGATGTAAAAGATGTAACTTCTACACCAGAAGGGTTTAAAGAATTTCCTGGAAACTCAGACGGAACAAAGTCTTGGGTATACAAACTTGTATCTGACACAGACATACATAACAAAGTACAAAAGTCTGGTAAGGAATTAGTTGATGGTAAGTATGAAAAGATTAGTAACCTAACCTACGAAAGAATAGAAGCACCAGAAGGAACTGCAGGAATTGGTGATGCAGTAACAGGTAAGGTATATCAAAGTAAAAGCGACATACCTGCAGACAATGTAACTGATACCACTGCTACATATAAACAAGTAAGACAAGCTCTTAAAGATTTAAGAAAAAGATTTACCCATTCTACTCCAAAAGAAAAAGCGGGTAATGAAAATCTAGTTTATAAAAGTGGTAAGAATTATAATATAGCTTTAGCACAAAGAGATCTAAGGGCTATAAATAAATCACTATCTGAATTAAGAAACCAAGCAGAATCACCTTTGGTTAAATTGCAGATAAAAGGTTTATTAAACGACAAGAAAAGAATTAAGGCTCAGATCAAAGATTTAGGTGGAGATCCTAGAGCTAAAACACTTAACAGAAAAGCTTTGGCTAATATCAAAAAAGCACATATGGAAGGTGTTGCTGAAGATAAAGCTATAGCTAAACAAAAGATTGAAGAATACACAGGTAAACCTCTTGACGAAGTAGACGAGGAGATAGCACAAGAGATTGTAGACCAAGATGTAAATGCTGAAGCAATTCAATTAAAGATGAAGGAAGAGTTAAATGAACTCGTTTCTGAATTGACATCTGGTCAAATATCTAAAGAAGATTATGACTTAGGTGTAAGTTCTATTGTTAATAGAATGATTCAGTTAGGTAAAGAATCTCCTGATACAAAACCAGTAGGTAGAAATAAGCCAGATGTTATTGACTTCAAAGGATATGAAGTTGATGTAAACAATCATTTTAAAATAAAAAACATAGATGGTATTGCAGACGCCCAAAACATTTTCTTCTTAGGTAAGAGAATAGGAAGAATAATGAAGAGGGGTGATGTCTACGAAGTACATTCTAATGAATTAGATACAGTGCATAGATTCGCAAGTTCTGATTTTGCTAAAAGATCTCTTCCAGAAATGTTTGAAATACAAGTATTACAAGCAGGTAAGTCTGGAAAGCTTGCTACATCAAACTTAACTGACACTGGGTCTACTAAGAATTTCCGTAGAAAAGACCATACTAAAACTAATACATACGAGAACGCTGCTGAAGAACCACAATCAAATCCAGTAGACGATACTGTCAAGCCTACAGAAGTAGAACAAAATGCTGACCCAAGACTTAATACATTTTTAAGTCAATACTTACCTAAAGTACCAAAGGGTAGAGCATTAAGTATCTATTTAGAAACTGGAGAGTATGCAAATACAATAAGAACTCCTAGTCAAAAACAACTTGATGGCTCATCTGTATTTGATGTTCTTAAAAAACAATCAAAAGAAAATTATATTATAGGTACGGTTGATGCTAACGCAGATGGTGCATTGGCAAAACTAGAATCTTTTGAGCCTATGACCGACATTGGTCAAGCATTTAGAGTTGTAGACAAAACCCCTAAACAAAAACAAATAACTAATACCAAAGGCGATATTAGTATGGAGCCAGGGGCAGTTGGTTTACAGAGAGCGTCTAATGTAAAACTAGAAGATAAGTTAATACCTAATGATGCAGAGTTTAAATCAAGACATAAAACTGTCGGAGATGTATTAACAAGTATTGAGATATTAGAACAAACACCTTGGTCTAAGTTAAAATCAAAAGGTGATGTTCAAGCTGTAATAAGACAATTAGATTTACTTAATGGTATTGTTGAAAGACATATACCAAGAGGTATTAAACTACCTAATCGTAGCAGAGAAACATCTTGGCAAAAGTTTGCTACTATTATGTCTACAGCAAATGTAAACCAAGGAGATATAAATGCTGTCTTAATGGTTATGTCTAGAATGGCAGGAACTGAACTTGATGCAGCTTCACCAAACTTTGCAATAGTTAAAGGTGAGCAAATGAGAGGTGCATACTTCGGACCTGGTTCAGGACCAAATGATGGCAGTATGCAAAATATTATTGGTTTAGATCTAAATAATATAAACGCTAATGGTTTACCACCTTCAATCACAGTCTTGCACGAACTCGGACATTGGGCTTACAACAATATTTTAGACGCCAGTCATAAGAAACAATTTTGGAATACTATAGGTAAATATGTAACTGATGATGGTGTAGATCTTGGTGCTCTAAAAGCAAGACTACCTGGTGATCCACACATAGGTAATGAATTAAGTTCTCCTTCAGAGTTCTTTGCACAACAATTCGTCCAATATGCCATAGCTAAAAATAAAGCTGGCACATACGATGAAGTAATGTCTATGTGGAAAAGAATAGGTAGAACTGTAAATGAAACTATAAGAAGGTGGTTTGGAGTTGGTGGTGATGAGGCTACTCCAGCTACACATCTATCTGCTATAGACCCAGATCTTATACCTTTATTCCAAAGAATATTTCCAGATAGAGATCCTGTAAATAGGTATGCAAATCTATTAAGTAAGTTTGCTAACGCAGATCAAAAAACCAAGTACAGGTTATCTGTGTTAATGGATTTAGATGAAGTACGAAGTAAAATTGACAAAGCCTTAGATGGAAGTCACGAAGAACTTTTATCTGCTTTAGGTGGTAGAGGTCTTGAAACTGATAGACCTAGTGCTGCTACCGTACTTAACTCTTTCTTAAGAAATGCTAGGGGTAGAGATAAAGTAACTAAAAGGTTTGGCAATCCTACAAGAAGTAGAAAAGGTAAACACAATAGAAAAAGATTCTTTGAAGAAGGCGAGTTGGTAGATATTGATGGTTCTGTACCAAGACACAGAAACCAATCTGATTACCATACATTTACAAAGATTACTGATGCGTATTGGAAAATTATAAATCACGCTAAGAAAATGCGTGACCCAAGATTTATTGATGCTGATAAAAAAGCTGGTAAATATTCACAAGCAACACCTGGTCAATATCTTGGTGCATTAGAAGCTACTGCTGGTAAAGGAGAACGGGGAGCTATTGATGTAGCCAACGCTAGAGAGATACAAAGGCTTATAAAAGAACAGGCTGCAGATGATGGTAACTACAATGTAGACGCAGAAGATATTATGTCTATGCAGTTAGGTACCACTGATATTCAAGGTGGTGGTAACAAGTCATTGACTGCATTGGTTATGGAAAATGCTGCTGCTAATCAAACTCCTGACAATATAGACCAACTTGCAGTAACAAGAGCTTTAGCTTTTGATGTACTAGCTAACATTGAGAATGCAGAAAAAAGATTAAGAAGGCAGTTACATAACATCTTTGGTGAGATGGATGGCTTTGATATCACTACTTCTGTTGGTAGAGATGAACAAGTATATGTTAAAGGTGCTAAAAATAAATCAACTAAAAGGTTTAGATCTCTTAACGCTAAGAGAAAAAGAGATAATGTTAATAGACAATTAACAGGACGAATTAAACAAATAGAGGATTTAGAAAAACAAGCTGACTCTATTATGAAGAAAACTCTTGGCAAACAAGGTCAATCTTCAACTCTTAAACAATCTCCTAAAGAGATGTCTATTAGAGAAATAGCTGATGAAACTAAAGTAAGTAAGAAACAAACTGCTAGAACTAAAGACCTAACTGCTGAACTGGTTCAGAAACTTTTATCTGATCCAGAAGTTCCAGAGTTTTCTGTAATACAAAGATCAATAGAAGCAGATCCTAATATAACAAGATTATCTAATGGTCGTGTTGCAACCACACCTGGAGATTTTGTTCAGTTACTTCAAGAAGGATATAACCAAGGTTATCAAGCTAGAATGGACTACGCTATGTATGTCCTACGAGGTCAGCCTGATGGTCTAAATCTAATGCCTAGAAAAGCACCAGTCAAAAGAATGGTGATGAAAGAGGTAGAACAATCTAAAGGTGTTAGTGGAGAGAACGGGATTCCTGCAAGAACTCCCGTCTACATAAAAGAATTTTTAAGAAAGGTTACACACAGAGATCCTCTTGTTGAGAACAACGCTAGAACATTTACATACAGACTATTAAATATTCTAGGTAAAACTCAATTTGATAAGAATGCTTCTAACAACTTCCTAACTATGGATGATGTTGGTGGTTTATTCCCAGAAAGTTACTTTGGTGCTAACTATGGTACATTTGAACACGCTAACAATGGAGAAGTATTAAATATAGTTAGAAGAACTGCTAGAAAAATTGCACAAAATTTAAAAAGCGGTAAGAGTAAGATTGAATATCCTAATACAATAGCCTCTCGTAAACCTGTTGGTAGAGAATATACCGTCATAGACGAGGTTGGTTACTTAATGTACCACTCTGCTATTGATGAAGAAGGTAAGATTAATATTAACAATGCTTATCAAGAAGCACTTGAACTTGGTGAAGCTCGTGCAGTTAAAATATCTGAAAGTTTTAATGTTCCAAATCCTAAAGGTGCTGCAGTTAAATGGTTCATTGATGGATTTAATGACATCTTATCTCAAAAAACTACAAAGAGAGAACTATACAATAACCTATCAGGGTCTGCTTTATTAGAAGATAGTCTTGATTCTGTAACTGAACATTCAGCTTATCTTCTTAATAAGATGATAGGTAATAAAAAATTAAGACAAAGATATAGATACCTAACTTACTTTGGAGATATGCACTATGATGCAGCTTCAGTACACCCAATCAAAAGATCCGTAGACCAAACTGGTAATAGTGGTACTCTACATCTAGCTAAAAAATATGCTTCTGAAACTATATCTAGTTTTAGTGATGCTGCTGATTTATCACATCGTGAGTTCTTAAACGCTAGGTCTACAGACAATCTATTAGATTATGTGTTCTATCACGGAACACCAAATGGTGATGCCTTTAATAAATACAAAGGTGCTCGTGGACCAAAACCATCTAATGCTGATTCATTATATGGACCAGGTGTCTACTTAGCAAAAGATCCTACAGCATCAGAAACATATGCAAGGTTTACTCACAAGAACTCTTTGAAAGCTATGGTTGATTCTGATGATCCAGATGTAATTGCTATTACAGATGAAATCATTAATGACATAATGGAAAACAACTATAAGCTTAATGATATATCTAGAGCTTATGCTGGTAGAGATATAAGAAAAACAACTCTTAATCGTATGGATGAAATGGAAGCAGGTATTGTTGAGCCTGTTGATGGTGATCCTGCATATACTATGTTGCAAGATGCACAGGTCTACGAAAGACTTATGCTTAAAAACGAAGAGCTGTTTGAAAGATTAGGTCAATTTACCAAAGTAAGAAGAAATCCTAAAGTTGTTCCTATGTTTGTTCGTGCAGACAATATGTTTGATTTTAGTGATAACGCTACATATTCAGTAGGAAGTGGAGAGCCAAACGATATTGGGTTCTTTATGAAAGAACTACAAACTACTGGTCTTTTCAAAGATCAGGAAATGACAAGGATGTTAAATGAATTTAGATTACAAGGTGAATTAGATGGATCTGATTTCTATCAAAACCTTGTAGATACATTAACAACATCTGGTCGTTCTGAAGCAGAAGCCAAGACTTTAATTACTAGAGCATTTAACCAGCTTGGTTATGATGGATTCTTAATTACTGAACCACACCCAGTAACTAATGATGTTGTAGACGCAATAGTAATACACAATAATAAATCTTTAAGAACCGTTGATGCAGATGTTGAAGATAGTGTAGTAAATCCTGAGTTTGCTTCCAATATGAATGACAAACACCAATCATTAAATGGTCAGTTACTACAAGATGTCGTTGAACTTAATAAGAAACTAGAAGATTCTGACTATGTAAACATAGGATCAAAGGCACAAAAACTAGGTATGCCAGATGCTTTACAAGGGTTTGTTAAGAAAACTCTAAGAAAAGAAGCTATAGACATTGATGATGTTGAGGTAATTGAAAAGAATTATTCTACAAACTTTATCAGTGAAAACTCTGCACATCTAAGAAAAATAGGTGCAGCTTGGTTAGGTAATTTAATTAAACCTAAAGATGGACCAGGTATATATCAGATGCACGCAGCAGACTTGGCTAAAAGAATACAGCCAGTTATGCAGATGTTACAGAAATTACCAGACTATGGTAATCCAGTTAAGAGATACATAAATAAAACAGCACCATTCTTTCAAGCAATACCTTTATTAGGTAGAGCAGTTCCTGAAAAAGCTGTTGCTCCTCCTGCATCTCACAAAAGAATCATAAGAGCTATGAGAGCTGGGGACATAAGCAATCTTAATGATGCAGAAAAACAAATAGCAAATCATTTAGTAGGTCTATTTAAAACTGAACTAAATGATCTACACAATCTTGGTATACCAGTTGGTGATGTTACTCTTCGTAATGGAACTAAATATTATGTACCACAGATATGGAATGCAGATATTGTAAGAGAAAATCCTAAAGCTTTTGTAGAATCTCTACAAAGATTTATTACTCGTGAAAAAAGAATGGAAGGTAAAAATGTAGATCCTAGAGAGATAGCTGAAATTGCATCTAATATGATGAATAGAATCATAGACACAGATGGTAGAATTGATGTTGATGTAGACGCTAGAACTTCAGGTATTACAAGTGATCCGTTCTACCAAAGATTTATTACACTAAACAAAGATACTTATCCTGAGTTTGCAGATTATCTAGTAGATGATCTTGAAGGTATTATTACTAAATACTTTGACAAGACTACTAGAAAGAAACTTATGGCTAAAAACTTTGGTGCTGGTGGTCACGGACTAAACGCATACACGGTAACTGCTAAGTTAGGTGTGGAAGGTGCTGCTGATATACTAAGTGAAAACAAACTTATAACTATGCCTAGGTCTACAGGTGATGATGTACTTGAAGTATCACACATAGTTATACCTACGCCTAATCAAATAGAGCGTGCTCATCTAAAAGAAATACTTAGAGATATACAAGCAAGCTTAATTAACACTAACACAAATACAGTTCACGCAAGAGTAGATGCAGCTAGACGAAGGTTACTTGCTCTTACAGACACTGGTAGCTTAAACCCAGGTCAAATGGCTAACTTAAAAATAAGAATAGACGCAGTTGTTAATGGTCTAAAAGATTTCCCTGGAGGTATGTCAGAAGGATCTGAAGGATTTATAAGAAGTATTAATGATGTACTAGAAAGACGACCAATGTCTGATAGTAGAATGTTAAACAATGTAAGTAAAAAGATGAGAGCGTTTAACTCTGTATCTCTACTTGGTTGGACAACATTAACATCTATACCTGATATGGCATTACCTTTAATTAGAACTGGTAATTTCAAGGGCTGGATGAAAGCTTGGAAAGATGTAACTTTGGGTAGCCCAGAGTATAGACAAGCAGCTAAAGACATAGGTGTAGGTGTTGAAAACCTAATACACGATAGAATGACCCATATGGCTGGTGATGGATCTCAACAATTCCAGCACGCTTTCTTCTATGGCACTGGTCTACAGAGTTGGACAAACTTTATGAGAGAGGTGTCTGCTGTAGTCGGTTACAATACATTTAAAGCTGAAGCTGATATGGCACAAAAGCTTATAGCAAAAGGTCAAATAGATAGTGCAGCATATAGAAAATCCTTAAGGTTATTAAAAAGATATGGTCTAGAGGCATACGCTATGCCTGGTTCTAGAAGAATGGCTGATATGAAAACCGTAGCCAAAGATGATAACTTTAGATACGCTACAATGAGGTTTGTAAACGAAACAATCTTTACTCCAGATCCAAATGATGTACCTCTTTGGGCACAACATCCTATTGGTTCAATGGTATTCCAACTTAAATCATTCCCATTAATGATGATGCGTATGGTTTTTGGTGAAGGTGGTGTAGTAGACGAAGCTTGGAAATACAAAAACTTTAAACCAATGATAGCTTTATTAACTGTCGGTGGTGGTTTTGGTATGATGGCTAATACTATAAAAGATTACACTCTACAAAGAGGTGGAGAAGATGGACGAGAAGCAGCACTAAGAGAAAGAAAATTCAGTAAAACAGCAGTGGGTGAAACATTTAAAGTATTCACTGGTGTTGAAGGTGAAGATGCAGATAGATGGCTACAACAAAACTTAGGTAAAGATGCAGATAAATTCCTTGGTCACTACTTAGAGGGTATAGTTGCTTTAGGTGGTCTAGGTCTACTAGCAGAATTATTCTTTAACACAGCAGCACAAGCAGACAATAGATACTATGGTGCGGCTAGAATGATGTCTGCGATTGGTGGTCCATCAACTGGTGTATTGTTTGATGCAGCAGCTAATGTTGGTGGTGGTATAGAATTAGCTAGAGAATCAATACCAGGAGTAGAAGGAGATGGTAGTAACTCATCAGAAAGAGCATTCATAAGAACTCTATTAAGAAGAATACCAGTAGCTGGTGGTAATAAAGTATTCACAGAAGGTGGTACTGACTTACTAGCAGGAGAACAAACTGGTCGTAGATCACAATCTGAAGGCGGAAATGTATTTGATGCTATGAAGGCTAGCGACTTTGATAAGTTGTTTGCAAAATTTAAATAGAGATGAGAATTGGTATTTGCAGAAATCATAACAGGAATTACCTTAGTCAATAAAGCAGCTGAACAAATTAAAAAACTTGTGCAGAACGCCAATGATGTATCTAAATTAGCTAAACACATAGACGATATGTTTGAAGGCGAAAGCCAAATCAATAGAAAAAGAAACAAAAGAAGTATGTTTTCTGTTCACTCTGTAGCAGAAGAAACAATAAACGCAAAGCTCGCCAGGGAGAGATTAAATGAAATGGGTCAATTGATAGACCTAAGATTCGGTCACGGAACTTGGGCAGGTATACTAAAAGAAAGAGCAGACAGAATACACGCAGCTAAAGAAGAAGCCAAAAAGATAGCACATCAGAAAAGAATACAATACGAGGAGAATATGCAATTGTTCTGGACTATACTTGGTATACTTGTTGGTGCAGTTGGATTGTTATTTGGTATGTATGTATTTTTTAAGAATTGATAAAGTAATAAACTATAATAGCACCTATAAGTAAAGCACCCATATTATAAAAGAACATTAATAATCCTAGTTCAGCTGTCATTAATCCATACTAGCTATAGAAGTTATTTTCTTTTCACCTGAATACTCGTCTACGACAACAACAGCTTTTACTTTTGCACATTGATAACGAGCAGAGCTAGTTCTTTCAGCAAGCCTTTTCATTTTTAAACAGGTTGCCATCTTTTGATCTTGAACATAAAGATGTTCTTTTAATACATCGTGATTAGGTTGCCCTAAAAACATTAATAAACTAATGACTATTTCCATTTGCCCTCACTTTGTCTTTAAGTTCTTCTATATCAGCAGAAGCTTTCTCTAATTGTTTTTCTAAATGTTGTAACATAACTTGATTGTGAATGTTTTTATTTAACAATTCTGTGTGTTGATCTGTAGTCTTATAAAGATCCTCAATCAAGATAAATTGTTCTTTGTCTACGGTAGTTTGTTCTGATGCTTTTAGCAGATCTGCATTCATCAGCTCACGACTTGTTTCTAAAGATGTAAGTCTAGCTGTTATCTCAGTGTAAGCGAATATTCCCATACTAACCCCAACTATTATCCCTATCATATTTTTAATTGGCATAGATACTGAGGTACTATCGCTTACTTTCATCTGCCTCCTTGTCCACGGTAACGCTTATAGTTTCGCTTTTCGCTTTTGTTCATATTTTTTTTATGTCTACCTATTTTTTTTTTAGATTTAGGTTCAAAAGTATTTACTCCAAACTTGTGCTTCTTAGCCACGCTCCCCCATAACACGCATTTGTAGACCTTGTATAACTTTAGCCAAAGTCTTACCAGTATCTTCTAAGCTTTTCTGATGTTGCAATTGTGTAGGTGGAACCATTCTATTTTTCATAGCCAATGCTTGAGCTATCTCTAAATTCATAGCTTCAGGTGGTATCATATAAGCAGGATTATTCTTGCCACTCATATACCTTTTAAAGATTTCACTTATTTTTTGTGTCATCTGTGGATCTACTTCCGCAGATGTAGGATTAGGGTTAAAAGCTTGTGGATTCATCATATATAAAATCTCCTTGTTTTATATATCTATATCAAAAAGCTCTCTTTCCATCGTCCTTCTACGGACTAAACCTTGTAGGATCTTGCCACCTGCTCTTCTCCACTTAGGAAACTCAGCAGACGCACCCTCGTAGTTGCCACGATTTAATTTCATACGCATTGTAGAGCTTTGGAAATTACCACTACCAACATTGAATATAAAAGAACATAGGGCAGAGTGCATATTTTCTGTAATTTCTGCAGTAACTAGCTTGTCTATAGCGTAATAACAATGGTCTAGTTCTTGCCTTAGTAGGTATTCTCCATCTTCTTCTGTGATAGGTGGGTGGGATTTGGTCACTGGCTTTCTTTGTTTATCCCAAGTAGAGCCATAACCTATAGTCCAACGATTAGCTGGACATAGGTATACGGTAGGAGAAAAACCCTCAAAGTGTTTTATTATATTTAAACCTTCTGCGTTGATCTTCATTTTCTATTGAAACTTCTTTGACCAAACCAGAAAGAAACAACTGCAGCCCACACTGCTTGTATCTCATTAGACCAAATTCTATTATACATTTCTAAGTCTATAGAATTGAACGCTAACATAAATGTTAGAATCATAAATTCTAAAAACAAAAGGTATGTCATTATAGGTCTAACACTAGAAGATAGGTTAATAACCCATTGTGATGACTTGACCGTCATCTTTGTTTGGCTTTTTTGTAGAGCTTCTGTTTCACGAATGTCAGCTTCAACATTCATAAATTGTAATTTCTGCTCTCCAAGTTTGATTTGTTGTTCTAATTGTTTATCCATTAACTTGAGTTCGTGAGCTTGATCTCTCTTTTCTTCAAAGAACCCAAGTAGTTTTGGGAGAAAGGAAGTACCAAATCCAAGTAATGATCCTAGTAGTGATAGCATATAGCCTCCTTTGTTATTATATCACAATTGTAATATCTTAGGTATAAAGTTTATTACCTTTTCTGTAGTCCCATTGTTCTCTATAACTAAGTCTGCGTCAAAGTCTTGACTCTCTGATTCGTGAGATGTCTTGACTGAAGATGGTCTAGTCATTCTAACTATAATACCACCCATATCTTTTATAATCTTTACTTCGTTTTCAAATCTAACATCATCAGCAACGACTCCCTGGTTCATAGATGTTAGTTCTTTTGCTTTGGTAGACCATAGGTTTACCCATATATTGTCACCAATAATCTTTCTTCCCCATTCTGTGCCAAGTGTTTGCATAGCAAATCTAGGTGTCTTGCCACATAATAATTCTGCTTCAATTTCTTTATTAGCACCTTCAAGATGCGAGTATGATAGACCAACAGATGACAACATCTTTTTAATTGGATATGCCATCTTTAGTTTTGTGAAGTTATGTTTGGAACACAATGCGTCTGCCAATAGTGTTTTACCACTACCAATATAACCTGTAATACCTACTATCTTAGGACGCATTAAGTACCTTCTGAACTCTTAATTCTGTAAGTTCTCTAGTTAAATGTCTAAGTTTGTCTTGAGCTTTTGTTCTAGCATCAGGGTCTACAGGTTGATTGTTTTCAATCTTCCATTCAACATCTCGTATTCTTTCTTTGACGCTAGAAATCTCGTGCTCTAATTTGACAATGTCAACTTCAATGTTTTTGGTCATCTTCTTTTCCTGTTAAAATATAAGCATCAGGATGTATGAAAGATATAGGTATGTTATGATGTCTACAGAACTCTATCTCCCGAGTTACACCGATGCTATTTTGCCATCCATCTAACATTAAAACAAACATTCCTTTCGCGTGTTTAAGTATACCAAAATCCAACTCAAGCCAAAACCTTGTTGGTGCTTTTATTATACCACATACTCTCTGTATTGCGTGATGATATGTGATAGGACTATAAATATTTAATCCAGTTTTCAACAGCTTATAAGTACACCTAGTCACTTGTTCATACCTGTTCTTCATCTCTTCACTATCTGCCGTATTGTTTAACGAATACGGACAGGCTAGATATTGGAAGTCTTTGGCAGAGGCTGAAATCTCTCCCATTTCTGGCACTCTTCCTGACAACCAAGATTGCAAGTCCATCCCCCCGCTAGTTTCGGCTGGTAGTTCTTGCAAGTTTTCATTGTTTGTTTTACTTCTTTTTCTTCCCAACATACATCCCTCTTAAAACATCCCCTACATCTCCAATCTGTAGGGTCGTTTGATATTTTCCTTGCTTCTCCATTGAGAACCCTCTCAACTTTGGCACAAAGATCGTTATAGTAAAACTCATCGTATCGGATAAGCTCGGAGTGATATTCAGAGTTGTTTTTATTGTAAGATATAAATACACATTCGTTTAATTTTCCTAAACCTAACATAAATTGAACCTGAGAATAGTAGTGTCTATGACTATACTTAACACCTTTAGTAGAAAACTCTTTGAACTTGTTATCGTTCATACTTTTAATCTCTAAAAGTTTAGAGTCTTGGTCTATAGGTCCAAGCATTCCGTCAGCGTGACCAACTGCGTGTCCACCAAATCCATCAAATGCCCACTGCTTACCAGTAAATGGATCTTTTTCCATAACTGCTACGCCTGTCTTTTTAATATCTCTGATGACATCATCTTCTATTCTATGACCATCACGGAAAATTCTTTTAAGTCTATAACCTATTGAACTATCTGGAAAGCCACGAAGAGAAAAGGCAATAAGAGCCTCGCAAGGATTACCTACAATACTAGCACCTATATAAGACCTAGCCTTTTGTGGGTTATCCTTTTCTTCTTTCTCATACGCTTGATTAATTAGATCCGCGAGGTTCATACTTTGTTCCTTTAAGAAAAAAATAGCAGAGCAGACAAAAATGTCTACCCTGCTAGCAAAGTTAGAATGGTATAGCTTCGTCTGCAGAATCATCTTTGTCTACAGATTCAGTCATACCAGTCCCTGGGGAGGACTTCTTTGGTGTATCTGGATCTATTTCAGAAGGATCAAAAAATCCTTTTAATTTAGAACCAGTCCTTTCTTCTCCGTCCATAGTGTAAGTATCCTTCTGGACAGAAGCACCAACTTTCAAACCTTTAAGAGAAGCTATGTCAGATGGATTGTCTGGAGTTGGATGACCCCCGTGTATAAGTAAAGCTTTTAATTGCTCTCTTCCAATCCTTGTAGCTGTCTGACTTGAAGGTACATTTACATTGATCCAAGCTCGTAGAGTTCCTTGACCTTTAACATCTGTTAAAGATAGTTCTACTGCTGAACCACCATTCCTTGTTTGTTTAATAAAGGCATCTGTAATTGTTACTACATATCTGCCTGGTTGTAGGATTTGAGGTGCTGAAGATATATCAACTCCACTCAAATTCAGTTCTCTAAAATTAAACGCCATTATTTTTTCTCCTTAGTTTTAAGTTTATTGTACTCGTCATCGTCCATATCTAGACGCTTCAGAAGTTCCACGATATTACCAGTTTTTTCTACTGCTTTAAGTCTACGCTTTTCATCACGCACCTTGCCGTGCCAACCTCTTACTTCATCAGTGATAACATAACGAAGAACTTGTTGCCTGCCCTCAATCTCTTGAGTGACCCTTACACCACAGAAAACACAATCAAAGATTCCTGGTAGTTGTTGCATAGTTGCTTTACCTGCAATCATACACCAGTAGTCCACATTACCATTGTCGTCTGTAGATTCTTTTGCAAGAGCAGTGACTATGCAGTGCATATTCATATCCCTTATGGCTTTACAAGCACCAATAAGTTGAGAAGCGTGATTACCCCACACGGCAAAACCATCTGGGTTTTTCTTACCAAGTTTCTCTGCTCTTATCTTTTCTTCTTTCTCAGCGTGTTGATAAGAAAGATCAGATAGTTCTGTTAAACTATCTATACCTATCCAAGAGTACCCTTTCTTTTTAAAGTCCTCTGACTTTGTCCATTTGAAAATATCCTTAAAAGAATACTTTCCTTTCTTAGGGTCTGATGGATCATCCCAAGATGAAAAAGGTAGGTAGTCAATACCTGCTGAACGAATAGACGATAGTCCACTCTCTCCAGAAAATATAAACCCTTTACCAAAATGTTCTTGGAAATATTTTAATTGAGTGGTTTTACCCCACCCGTGATGACCATATAAAAGAACCTTTCTTTTAGCTGTATCATCGCCTGCTGTATTTAATGGTTCAAACATTAGCTACTCCTTGTTAGTTTGACAGAAATAGGACCAGGCTTACGAGTTAACGCAGGCTGTAGTTCCTTTTGTTCTGCTTCAGTTAGTTTTTGGAAGGTTCTCTTTTCAACGGTGAGTCTTTTCTTTATATGTGCAGGAAGTTTCCCACTCTTGAATAACTCTTCAAGTATGTCTTGATCCCAATGGAATCGTTCTTGTCTATTTATAGTAACGACATCTTTACCATAAACTCTTGTTTGCTCTCCGAACTCCTCTGGAAATTCTGCAACTAGATCTGCTTCTAACTTTTCAATAGCTTTGGCATTATCTTCTTGCTTCCTCTTTCTTTCTTTCAACTCCTCAATCTTTTGAGATATAGGAGCATTCTCGGTATCGGATTCAAATTGTTCCCAATCGCTCATAATAACCATCCTTTTATGTTAATAGTAATCTTACACTACACCAGTATCATATATAATACAAGGAGTATAACCGATAAAGTATTGTAGCATATATTATACATATTGTTTTTGTCTTATATGTATGACAATATGAAATCTACCATAATACTAACAGGAGTAGAGATGAAGTTTAATGCAAAGAAATTTATAGAAGATGCAGGAGGAGTTCGTAAGATCGCCGAGGTTCTTCGTAAACCTCGTACGGCTCCATATAGAATGATTAACACAAGATATATGACCAGTTGGCACTTTGAGAAAATCAAAGAGGTTAACCCAGACATATGTATTGACGATTACTTTGAGGATGACACTAATGGCAAACGAAAAAGAAAAGTTTAAAGCTTTATTATATGATGAAGCTTGTAATGCAATAGATAGAGGTTGGACTATAATACCACTTTCCATATCAGGAAAGATACCTCTAAACGATTGGAAGAAATATCAAACAACACCTACTACACAAGAAGAAGTAGAGGAGTGGTTCTTAGAAGGAGCACCTACTTCATCTGGCAGGCGTGTAGAAGTATTTAATTTAGCACTGGTTACTGGTGCTATAAGTGGTCTTATAGTTTTAGATTGTGATAATGAAGATGCAGTAGCTTATGCAAAGAAACATAATCTAGTATCTCCTATCGCCGTCAAGACAACAAGAGGCTATCACTATTATTGGAAACATCCATTACACGGAAAGAAGTTCGCTAACAAAGTTGGTGGAGTTGCTCGTGATTGGGTAGACATAAAAGGTTTAGACTTGCGTGGAGATGGAGGCTATGTAGTTATGCCTCCTTCCATAAAGTTAAAAGAAAAAACTATTACACATCAATACAAATGGAATCTTGCTGAAGGTTTTGACTTTGAAGATATAGACGAGTTTGTATGGAAAGGTACTCCAACTGATATTAAATCAGAAGAAAATTTTTCTTTTGATAAATTAGATTTAAGCGATGTGAAGGTTGCTTCAATCGCAGACTCTATGTCTATCTGGGATCAGACAGAAAATAGAGTGTCCATTTTGGGTCGTAAACTTCGTATTGGAGATGCGACTGATGATTGGATGATAAGATATTGTGGACAGATGGTAAGAAGAGGAGTCATTAAAGAGGACTTATATCAATCTGTTTTAAACTATCACGAAAAATTCTTTGACTCTGAGTCATACTCTAATGAAGAAACAGAGAGATGGCTTAGGACTAAAATGGAATCTGCCTATCAATTAGATAGACGAAACTATCCAGAGGACTATGACGAATCTGGTGATCGCATAGACTCTGAAAAGAAGGTAGATGACACAAAGAATGTAGCCTCGTCAAGACTTGTCCCTATTTATATAAACGCTGTGGAAAGGCTCCTTAAAGAGATGGTGGACGAGCCTTATTGGTGCAATCCCTTAGTACCCGAGGCTACTATTACTCAAGTTGTTGGATTCAATGGTCACGGAAAATCTTATTTTCTATCGGCTATGCTTACAGCTTTGTCAGCAGGTAATGAAAGTTTTGGTCCATATGAAATGGGTAGACCTGCTAAAATCTTCTATATGGATTACGACAATCCAAGAAGAACTGCACTTAGGCGTATGCAAGAGTTCAACAAAACATTCGGTGATACTAACGAGCACTATGCTTTATGGTCGCCGACTTTAATTAACCCTGAAGATGGTGGAGAAATAAACTTACTTGAAGAAAAGGATTTCAAACTACTAGGTAATTGGCTCAAAGTTGTAGAGCCTGACATAATTGTTATAGATACAATTCGTAATGCCTTTCGTGGTTTAGAAGAAGCAAGTCCTAAAGAATGGGGTAAGGTTAACTATGTTGCAAAACAGATAAGAAATATGGGTGTGTCTGTAATTCTTGTTCATCATCGTAACAAACCTGGTGAAGGAGGAATGGGTAGAGAAGCTGGGTCTACGGCTCAGTTAACTGATGTTGATACCCAGGTATTCGTCACCCAAGTCTACGAAAACAAAGCTGAAGCTAAAGCTAAAGCTGGTTTGGTAGATAGCGATCTAACAATCTGGACATTAGATGGCAGAGAGTTTTCTCCATATAATTATTTGAAAGCTCAAATGAAGGCTGATTCTAGGTTGTCTATGGTTACACAAATATCTTTTGGAAAGATCAGGCAGCAGACAGAACTGCATCAAACACATTATGTTGGTTGGTGTGAAAGTCTGATTGATGGAAAGAAGTATATAGTGTCAACTAAATCTAAAAAACAACAAGCATTAAAATTATCATTAACTGACGGTAAAAATCCTACACAAATAAGTAGAGAGATTAAGGTTCCTGCTTATGAAATTAAGAGGTGGTTGGGTATTGATAATGAAGAAACCTAATAGACTATTAGAACTACTAACAAAACATCTTTGGACGAAGTCCAAAAGATGCTGTAAGTGTATTAGTCTAATAGGTGTACCATCCTGTCAAGCTAGTCGTCAAACTTTTTTTCAAGGACAACCCAAATCGGGAGCTGTCGCTCCCTCATTTTTGTTAGGAAAATCAATAACTTTAAGGTATAACGATAAAAGTTTGTATACTGCAAGAAAGGAGGGTATATGGGCAAGCCAGTTAAGGTCACAAAAAGTGATCTTGAATATCTGGCTAAGGCTCTCAAACAAAATAAACCTTACACTGAAATGGCACGGCATCTTGGCATATGCGTAGATACCGTTAAAAGAATATTACATAGAGAAGGCTTGGCAGAATTTGATGGTGCGAAATATGTAGTTGCGTTGTCATCAGATAAACATATGAAGATGTGGGAACGACCTTGTATGAAATGCAAGTGTACTAAGCCTCGCCCAAAATGGCAGTATATATGTACGAAATGTAAAGAAAAATTCAGCAAAGAAAGTGAGAGTATATGGGACTTCTAAGACCTAAAGCTAAAGGTGATAAGTATGAACGCGAGGTTGCAAAGTATTTAGACGAGATACTTTATGACGAAGAGTTCCAAAAGATTTTAAGAGCACCGCTGTCTGGAGGAGGTCGGTCTTTTCAGGGGGGTGGGTCCGCAGACATAACAGGCACACCAGATATATGGGTAGAGGCAAAGCGTACAGAAAAGTTTTCACCTTACGCGTCTATAGAACAAGCAGAGAAAGGTAAGGCTGCCCAGCGAGCACCCGAGATGCCTGCCGTATTTAGTAGACGAAACAGAATGGAAACAAAAGAAAGTTTAGTTGTAATGCGTGCTGAAGATTGGGTTAAGTTATACAAAGCATACCTAATTCAAAAAGGTCATAAAATAAAGGACGACTGAGTAGCACATTTCTGACATTATTTGTGTATGAAAGGATAGACAAATGGGTAGTTTATTTGTTCCTCTTATATTCGTTTGTTGGATAAACGGAGAATGCGTAAGCTTATACCATCAAGATGAACGATTTGAGAAACAAACACAATGCGAAAAATTTTTAGAAGGTTGGAGTGCAGATGTGATAGACGGGATATTTCATTCCAGCACGATGCCTTTTAGTTTTAAAACAGAGTGTCAACAATTCCCAGATGGTGTAGTCCCACGCGTTGTCTTTCCTAAAAAAGTTATAGAAGGAGTTAAAACATAATGCACAGAGGTATAACTAAATGTCCTAGTTTGCTAGTTCCAAAAGGAAGTAGAAGCTCTAAAGTAAAAATTATTCCTAGTCTATCGTCTAAGAAAGACAGGGGTCCATCAGTAATTCCAATCAATCAAAACCCAACGAAAGTTGAAGTTAAAATAAAGGTAACATAATGGAATACAAAGATGCACCACAAAGAATCGTAGGAGTTAACGAAGGCGTTAAACTATTACAACGATTTATTATAATGTATAAACCTACCACTGGTAGTAATGTAAACACTTGGTCACATTCAGGTGCTTCGGCATTTCCAACTCCTGAATATAGAGTTAATAATAATATACCTAGACCAGGTGGTAACTTCTTCACACAAAAAATTACACCCTCTTCAAATAACACAGCTATCTGTGTAAAATTTCTTGTCTGGTCTAGTGGTATGCAGAACATAGAGTTCTGGTATAACTCTTGGGGCAAAGATATAACTGGTATTGTAAGGTTAGATGTTGCGTCATCATACTATACCGTTTCTGTAGACCTACCAGATAATAGTGGTATCTCAGACGGGTTAGATGAAATACCTTCTTACTCTTGGAATAGTGCGTCTTTACCTCAGCCTTATAATCAATCGGCAACTAAATCCTATGTCTACCCACACTGGATGAAGATAGAAGAATGGGAGAACGGAGATCCAAATCACCCACAAGTCAAATACTGGACAGACCCTGGTCACGATGGAGTTAAATCAAATCAAACACACCCAATGAATCATCAGACTGGCAAAACTTATGTGATGAATAAAGAATTTAATTCTGATTACGCTAATCAATACACGATGAAAAAAGATGGGCAACATCAAGATGGTGTCGCATTTAAAGGAGAACTCAATAAAGATGGAGGGTATGATTAATGCCAGAAATGACAATGATATGGAATGCCATACTCACCGTGGCTGGTGGATCTTTAGTATGGTGGATAAGGGGGGTGTCTGTGAAAATAGATGAGATAGAACGAACCGTGTACGAAGCAAAGACTGAGATGGCTAGAGAATATGCTTCTAAGAAAGATTTAAGGTTATCAATGGACGACTTGGGTCGTAGATTTGATAAGATAGAAGAGAAGATAGACACGGTTTTAATTAAAATAAAAGTGTCAGATTAAGAAAGGACTACACATATGCCGAAAGTTGGTAATAAAAAGTTTGCTTACACTAAAAAAGGCAAGGCAAAAGCGAAAGCTTATGCTAAAAAGACTGGCAAAAAAATGAAGTCAAAAAAATATTAACCACCAGAGGAAGGAGAAAACCTATGCCGATGCGATCAACATATAAAAAGTCTAAGTCTATGAAGCAGAAAGGACAAGCTAAGAAAACTTCTGCAGCAGCGATGAAGGCTAAAAAAGGCACGGTCTACAGCAAGGCTCGTATGAAGTCTGCTCGTAGAAAGAGTCTTAAAAAAACCTAAACAGGTAGGTAAGTGCGATTTCCACAGCGTCAAAAGTTTGCCGAGTGTGCGGGCTAACGAAGCCCGTCACTTCCTTTTATGTAGACTATAATAAAAGGGGTGGCAAGCGTAAGCCATATCGCCGTTCAATTTGCAATACTTGTATTGGCAGAAGGCGTAAGATTGGATACACCAAAACACCTGAAGCTTTCATTAAAAGATTATTCACACAGCTAAGATCTAAAAGATTAAAACAAAGGATTCCCGTAACTATAGACTACAATTACATATTAAATTTATACTATAAACAAGATGGTAGGTGTGCGTTATCGGGAGTAAAACTTACACACCTATCATCTAACATATTAAAAATGTTTGATAGAAACCCCAATAATATCAGTATTGACAGAAAGGATACGACAAAGGGATACATTTCTGGTAATATTCAGCTAGTATGTAAGAGGGTAAACATTATGAAACACTCGCTTACTGATAAACAATTTAAGGTATGGATAAAGAAGATATTAAAACACTCGCACTAATGGTACACCCAGACGCTGTACCTATGCCCTCTATTGAGGTTGCACCTTCGTCTGTACTAATTAATTTTCCTGCTAAAATAAACGGCAAATTGTTATGGCAAGGTCTACAACTATCACCTGAAGAAGCTATTGAAACAGGTATGATGTTGATGGCAGGTGGAGAGGATTGTCTTAAAAAAGACTTTGATGCCTAGCAAACCAATAACAATCGGCGAGAAAAAGTATTATAAATATTTAATCATATGGGAAGATATCGTTGGCGATTCTTCTATCAGTGATGAGAACGCCTTTAATAATATGCGTGTCGCCACCATACATACTGAAGCCTATGTGTTTAAAAGAACTAACAAATACATTTATAGCTTTGCCTCTTATCAAAACGATGGCGACATTGGTTTCGGTGATCGTAATGTCTACCCTAAATCAGTTATAAAAAAGATGACACGGATCTAGTGCGGGCAATATTGCCGTAAGTTCTGAGTATTGCCGTGAAAAATTTTCGCCAAAATTTTGAAAACAAGCCCGTGGTTCAGGGTGAAAAATTTTTTCTCCATCTGGGTTTGGGGGGTTATTTGGTGGGGCAGTAGACAGCAATTACTTTAGAATCCTTTAATTTTCCTTCGTCTACATAATATCCTTGAGTATTTTTCTCTCCAGGAAGGCGTTCCCAAGTGAAAGTAGTGTAATGTTTTCGCCAATGTTCAAAAGTTTCTAAGCAGTTCATTCCATATTTATATTCTAATGGGTGGTATAATAAAGCACCATTTAATAAAAGTACTATATATAAAGTGTTCATAATTTATTACTCCAAAAAAAAACTATTAATCCAAAAATTATATAAGCTAATGTTATTTCCATTTATTACTCCTTTTATATTTGTTCTCAAAAAATCTTGCGTTCTGAAGTGTGGCAGTTGACCTTTTACTCTTTATTATTTTTTTATCATTTTGGTCTACGATACCTTTGACCAAGATGTTTAAGCCACCTGTAACCACCACCTCGGTAAACTCCTATCTCCACCCCAAGAAGCAAATCGTGACTTGCCTTGTCTATAATATTCTCGGTAAGCATTTACCACAGCTTCGTGTGAAGTTGGGTCAACACCCACTTTGATATGTTCGTAATCTTTACCAAAGCACATAGGGGGTGGGGAATACCAAGGGTTGTCTACACAATTTTTAAGTTTCTCAATCAGGGGCTGGGGCAGGTTGACTATTGTTTCCCTCAATCTAAAACTTGCGTGTTGTTTTCCATACCTATTTATATATATCTTATGTAGTTCGTCCCACATACTGAATGTATATGAATAAGCCATAGGGTGATGACCGACCCAAATTGTACTGGGGTGTTTCTGATGTACTGGTCTATACAAATTATTTCTTACAGCTCGTTCAAGATCCGATTCATCAGTTGAGTTCCAATGTGCAACACACATTATCTGTGCATACTCAATTATCATCTTGCGTAAGTGTGCGTCACAATGAAAGTTTGCTGATTTGACTGGGTCTGTATCTATATAAAAGATGTTCATAGTTTCTCCTTATTGTTTTTGTTATCGTAGTGAAGTTCTATTTTCCCACCACTAGCCTCTACCAATGCAATAAAGTTGCCAAGCAAAGGTTCGTGTCTACGCCAAGAGCGTACGGTTGACTCAGAGAGTCCTGCCTTTTTGCAGACGCGAGTTATCGTATCTCCTCTTTTATGTACTTCATCAAAGAGTTTATTTACTAGCCTCGCCCTACTCATCTTTAATGCTCTTCTTCAAGAAATCTTTGTTATTCTCTTTCTGAAGATAAGTAGTCATTCTATCAACAATCTCTCGTCTTGTCGTTCCAAGTATAGTTGCTAGTGAACTCACATAATCATAGCTTTTTCTACTTACATTTAGACTATGGTATTCCTCGTCTACCTTAACCTCTGATTTGATGCTGCTACGCTGCTGCACCTGTTTTGGGGAAGGTTTTATTTTATTGGTAGACTGAAGCCCACTATTCTGCTTGATACCCAAACAATGATTGACTGCAAATTCCATTAGATTGAAATGCTCGGCAATATCTTTTACTGATATGCCTGCCTCGTGGAATTCAATTATCTCATCTTTGAGTGGTTTAGGAAGTTCTTTAACATTAAAGCCTTTCTTCCTTGCGTTATCCAACGCGATTTGACCCTTGCTTAACCAAGTTTGTTTAATAGTCATAGTTATTACTCCTTTATAGTTATATGGTTAGTGTTTTACTTATGTGTTTCTCTGCTCTACTACGAATCCACCCTCTATATCTCATTGTCTGTGATATATCTTTGTGACCCATTAGTAATTGAATGTCACCTAAATCGGCTCCACTCTGAGCAAGTAGGTATGCGAATGTATGTCGTAAATCGTGTACTCTTACATTACGCGAAACACCTATACCTCTTAACAATGCTCGTAAAATGCTATTCAATTTCTTTGAAAGCACCTTATCAAACATTATCCCCTTGGCTTTTGAGCCAAAGAAATCTTGTAGTTCCTTGTCAGCGATAGGAATAGACCTTGAATTAGTCTTAGTATTCTTGGTATGCCTATGTATAAACAAGGTATTTGATGTACGATCGTAGTTGCTGTGGTCTAATTGCAACAGCTCTCCTAGTCGTAGACCGCAGAAAATAAGGCTTCTGAACTCGTAGTGGTACATATGTTGTAATTTTGCAACACTTAGAAGGTTCTTAACTTCGTGCTTGACTAGGTGTTCGTCCCTTGAATCGTCTACTTTAGGGTTAGGAACTCTATCAACATCAGTACCCCACACCTTGTTGGCATAGTTGATTATAGCATTAGCTACATTTCTATACCGATTCAATGAACTCCCACTTACTTTGGCAGATAACAAGTCGTCTATGAGGTCAGGTCTAATCCTGACAAATTTGTAGCTATCCAGTGGTGAAAGATAACTTACAACAAGCTTAGTCACATCAGACAAGTCTACCTTGTGTTTGCTATATAACTCTACAGCCTCTTGCCATTTTCTGTTTTCATTTACGAACTTGTGAGATAGACCCATTTGATAATCAAATATATCTTTCTCAATACCTAATCGCATTAGGTCTGCCTTCTTCTTATTATGGATTGGTAAGCCAGTTGATTGCCTTACTCTTTGACCCATAAAAGTACCACTTATATATAAGGTCTTACCCCTCGCTTTTACTTTCAACATTTTCATCTTCCTTTTCTTCAGTTTCATTGTGATTGTTATTGTCAATTTCCTCTTGAACGAATTGCTTTATCTTGTCTAGCAATTCATCTGGTATCTTAGGAAAGGATTTGAACTTGCCGTCAGTGTCTTTGATGAGTATTGTTATTTGTCTATCCATTAGACACCTTCGCTTCCTGTGGAACACCAAGTTGTCTACATCTAGTAATTACATTTGCATACTGACCATCATCAAATTGTTGATCGGCTACAAAATGTTTTACTTCATACTGATTACCATTGGCATACTTACCAGTATGTGTTGAATGATAAACAACCTTACCAAGTAATAAACCTATGTATGGAATATTTATCATCACGACCGTATCCTGTGGGTGCTTGGTCAAATCGTAGACATTCGCCCAATTACCTTTCAGTGCATACCCAGTTGGTTTAGCAGTGTAGTCAATAGAGTCTATCACTTTGCCCCACCTTCTAGGTTTCTTACCCAAAGACTTGACCTTGCCATTACCAATGTCTTTCTTTGGTATCATTACATATGGTTCTTCTTTCAGTTTGCTAACTGCTTGAACAACCACATACGCAACCTTCTCAATGGTTTTTTCATCTACACCACCAAGTAATTTTGCGATTACTTTACTTACATCAGCCATTACAGACCTCCTTTATCGTTATCGTTAGGGTTAAGTTTTTCAGATAGAAATTGATGAGTTCTCTTTATGAGTGCGTCTGTCCATTTCTTTTTGGATAGGCACATATAAAGTCCGATAGCAATTAATTCTACCTCTTTCAATTGCTTCTCATTCTCTGGGCAAATAGCGATTTGCATATCTTTAGCAGACTTAATCAAAATAAAAGCTTGACCTTTGTCTACATTTATTGTTTCGCTCGCCTTGCCAGACTGTGAGCTGTCATCATCGGATATTGTAGACCTACTGACTTTGCTGTCTTTCTCTTTCTTCCAAGCTAGATAGCGTTCGTCAGCAGGACTCAATTTCTTAGGCATTACTCTACTCTAATCTTCTTGTACTCAGTGTTAGTATCTTCAAAGCCATTGTCTAAATATACACATTGAGTTCGTATGTAAGCCTTCAGTATCTTTTTCAATCGTTGACTAGCCTTGCCAGTCCCAAAGATAATCTGTCTTGTTTCTAGCAAGTCACAAACATCTTTGAATATGTTATTACACAAGTCGTTGTATTCTTCAGTTGTGTATGTGATAGACTCTCTATCAATAACACCCTTGTCATCATCAACAATCTTGGTCTTTCTTGTATCAAGATGTTCTGGGATAGCATCTGGGAACAATGTTGCTTGGTTATCTTGTTCTGCAAAGACACTATCTATATCGTCATCTATCCAATCAAAGTCATTACCTACTTGGTCTGCAGGATATGTCCTCTTAGGCTTGGGTTGTGTGACACCGAGTTTCTCTAGTTCTGAACTCGCTATCTCATCTTCATATTTCTTAGTCATAATAGTACTCCTTATGGTTAGGGTTAATCGTAAAAACCTATTACATTGTCTGCTCTCAGTATAACAGATTCATTCTGTCTGACAAGTCGGACAATACAATAGTGGGGATTACAAGGATATTCTATAGCACGCACGCCATCTATGATATTTGACTTGTCTGCGATAGAATCCGATAAATCCCAGTTAGTATTGGTTACTACACTACATACAAACTCTGGGTCTGAATTAGCTTTACGCAATATAGCATCTTCCAGTGCTTGTATAATCGGTTGTTTTAGATGTTTCATTTGTACTCCTTTATTACATCTTTGACTGCGTTAAGGTTATTTTTCCTAATCCCTTTCCTCTCACAATGCTTGGCAATCTTAATCCAAAAATCGTAAGAAGAATGTGGTGCTAACGCAAACCACCACGAGGGAATAGTATATCTTCTTTTGGGTTTCCATTTACGAGCCATACTAACTAGCCTTGGCTTTGATAAGGTCGCTGTTATCAATATGGAATCTGTCACCGAGTATCATCTTGGCAACTTGGTCTAGTGTGTTCTTAGCAAGGTCGTCTACATCATTGACAACAACCCATCTCGGAAAGAACTGCTTGACTGAATCGCAATCAATACCAATACCAACTGACTTGATACCCATTTTGTCTACCTTATCAACAGCATCTCTTGTGATTTCATTCTGACTACGACCACCTCGTGAGCCGTGCCAAGCAGGATAGCCATCTGCAAGTACCATCATAATCTTGTTAGATTCTGTTCGTTGCATAAGTCTATCAGCACACATCAAGATTGCGTCTGCATCTGCATTGGAATTGTCAGCGGCTGTAGGTATGAACCCCATTAGATGTTTGCATTTGTTGAGTTCCTTGTTGAATGGTTTGAACACTGGCATATAGACACCACACTCTCGTTCGTATCTAAATCCCTTGTCGTGTGCTTCCCACAACAACTCTCTCATTTCCTTTCTCCAATGGAATGTAGTGTGTCCAACAATCTCAAATGGTATACGACCTGATTGTAGACACTCACCCAAAGCAATAGCAGACTGACCTGCAAGTGCCATAGGTGAACCAGACATTGAACCAGAGCAGTCAACAAGAATAGACACAGCAGTATCTATCTCATTACCTTCTGTTCTTCGTCTACGAACATTATCCATACCCATCATAATCTGTGGTGCTCTACCTCGTAGGTGCAACCGACCAGACCTAGATGATTCATACTCAATATCAAGCTTGGTAATCAGTGCTTTCTCTAGCTTTCTTTTCATAGTCGCTAGTCTGCTACCAAGATTCTTCTTGATTTTGTCATACTGCACGCGATAGTGTTCAGCTTCTCTCAGTGCTTGTCTAGGCTCTTCAATCTTGTCACCATCGTATGTGAACGAACCCTTCTGCACACTATGACCTTTGTGTTTCTCGTGTTCTCTTGAGAAATGCTTGGTCACTTGGTCTAGGTTAGGATCAAATGCGTGTGGCTCTGTCTGAATCAATGTTGTTTCCAACTCACTTGAAGAAGCTCCGTGACCTCGTGTCTGAGATTTGTTTTGTTCTGCTTCTCCATTGTGTGCTTCATCATTGTCCTTGCCACTGCCCGAACCACTATTACCCTCAACTTCTTTCTCTTGTTCTTCGGGTGGTGGTGGTGGAACATCTTTGGCAAGTTCTTGAACAACACGCTCGGCAAATTGCATACCTTGTCTACTACCCTCGTGAGCCTCCGATTGGTTGACTTGACCAACCCCTTTGACTCCGTGTGGTATAGACAACACAGCATCTGCAATTTTGTTTGCTCTGTCTTGTATCTCTGGCGATAGATTGGCTAGTGCTTGTTTGATAGTAGCACTAGGATAACCTATCTTGATTCTGCCTGCCCAAGTCACAGCAACAGGCAACACTTTCCAAGGGTCTTTGCATATCTCTGGTTGCTTGTCTGCAATCTTCTTGAACTCCTTACAGACTTGCTCGGCAGTCTTGTCAACTGACTTACCAATACCAGAGTATAGTTTGACACCACCATTCTCAATACGGACATCTTCAATAGCTTGTCCCATTGATGCAGTATAGTGCTTACCTTCTTCGTGTTGCTTTCTCAACCAAGCTTGACCACTATCAAAGTCAGTCAACAACTTGTGTAGAGTTTCGTGATTGGCATAGCCACGACCAACTTCAACTTGTCTATGCGTCATCATCTTGTCTGCATCAGTCAATGGTAGCACAACTTGTTTGCCATCAGTCTTGGCTTGCTCGCCTGCAAACACAACATCTGTATCAAAGTCAGACGATAGTGTACGCACAGCAGTTTTAGTCCCTCGTTGGAACTCCTCACCAGTGATGTATTCCCTATCTAAATCAGGGTCATCAGGTGGTAAGTAAAAGACATCATTACTCATAAGCTTCCTCCTTTACGATAAGTAAAATGTTTCAATGTTGATTATCTTGTCTTTGAGATAAGATATAACATTGGGTTTGTTTTCGTACTCGTTAATCATAAGCTTGTACCCAGATGGGTATAGCTTATCATCTTCTTCTTGCCACATATCATTGTAGTCATCTTCTTTGTCTACAACTTGCCAGTCAGATACAGACTTCAAATCGCACATCACATCTTTCTCGTACTTCTTGATGAACTCTCTGAAGTCCTCTTCTGACTTGATGATATATGTTGTCCTATCCCTGTCCCCTGTCGCAGGGGTACGGGCTTGTAAATCAACAACTTTCATAGACACTCCTTTCTAGTTTGTGAATTTACAATCAGCAAAGCAACGAGAAGCCAACTCAACAACTCTCTGTCTGTTGTCTATCGGACAACGAGATAGGATTGCATTGTCAATGGCATACTCAATAGCTTGCGTCTTGGTTGTTAATACAGCAGAGTAGTGAGTGTAGAACTCAGCAACTGCTGTTGTATCTCTTGGCGATACTGGAACAGATGTTTCTCCAGACTTGAAAGCCTTACGACATAGCTTGGCAAACTCTACCAAGTTCTTCGTAATATCTTTCGGTAGCTTGTACTCTCTTTCAAGAAGTGCTGACTCCTCTTCAGGTGTCATATAGTCTATCTCAATGAAAGTACCGAATCTGTTAAGCAACGCACCATTCATAGGTCTGACCCCTGCATAGACGCCGTGTTCATCACCTTGACCACGAGAGTTTGCAGTAGCTACAAATCTGAACAATGGGTGTGGCTTAACCAATCTACCACCATCTTCTGTAAGCAGTAGACCTTTACCTTCTGTTGCTCTCTGTATAGCAAAGAGAATGTCAGGCTTACCTGCATCAATCTCATCAAGCACAAGGAAGCAAGGCAATACCATTGATGTTGGTAAGATACCCTCAACAAACTTGGTAATGGTTGTACCATTCTGCTCAATCAGATTGGTCTGACCAGTCAAGTCTGCTCTCTCCAGCTGTGAATCCAAGTTCAATGGGAACAATGGTAGACCAATCAACGAAGCAACTTGCTCTGGCAAAGTAGTCTTACCAGTACCAGTATGTCCGTGTAGCCAAACATTCTTACCAAGCAGATACGCAGTCAAGAACTTGATAAGGTGTGATGCTCTGAACTGATAATTGACATTGGTGTCTGGACACATAGGGTGTCTGACAACCTTGCCCTCATCATCTTTCCATATCAAGGTAGGTATCTCAAAGTCTAGCTGTGTAATCTTACGACCAGACCTAGGGTTTCTGAAGATGTCAGATGCTTTACGCATCACCACTTCATACTTCAGCTTCTTGCCGTCTACCTTAGCCTCACCTGTTGAAGCTGCCTGGGCAGCGAACGAACGAGATCGTAATGTAGACAACTCTTTCTTCAAGTTTTCTGAACTTGATTGCAACTCTGCGAGCTGTGATTTGGTTTGCAACAACTCCTCAATGTCAGTAACTACACCAGATGTCATCTGTGATAGCATTGACTCAACAGCAGGCTTGAGTTCTGGCTTGTCTATCTTGACAGGCTTGACTGGTTGCTTGCTTGGTTCATTGGACTTGTCGTCTTTGGGTTCTACATCAGAAGGTAGATATTCTCTCGCATCATCTTGATTCTCTGCGAATATCCTATCAATATCTTCTTCAGTATAGGTTGGCATTGTTAGGTCTACACTAGCTTTGAGAGAAACGCGTTCCTCAGAAGTCAGGGTGTGCTTGTTGCCATACTCTTGCAAAGCTTTGTCTAACCTCTTCTGAACACACTTCTCAATAGTGTCAAGACCATCTTCAATGTCGTGCTTTGCCATAGCCATAGCCATAGCAACAACTTTATCGTTGGCTTTGTTAACATCAAATGTCATTGTCTTTTCCTTCTTGGTTGTGGTTGTGGTTTTAGATGTTGAAGCATACTCGTTGAAGAATACTTCTAGCTTCTTCGCAAGTGCAACTGCAGGGAATGATTTACTTCCGAGCTGACTTGTGTCGTGGGTGTTGTTTCTTACATCTAGTTCTTTAGTGTTAAATGGTACTCCGTAAGCAAATAACTTCTTACCTTTCTCATCTTCTTCGTTGCTACTGCAGTCGTCTATGTTGTCTTGCAACTCAAGTATCACTTGCTGTAATGCTTGTGTTGGGTCAGACTTTTCTAGATGATTGCTAGTTTGTAGTATCAATGAACATAATAATCCCTTGTTCATCTTGTCTATCGCTTTGGATAGCGATATAGATTCGCTTGCACCCTTGGGTGTCAAACGAAGTACACTTGGTGGGATTCCAAATGTTTCAACACACTGGTTGAAGAACACTCGTGTAAGTGTTTTTACTGCAACCCTATCGTCTTTGTACTTAACAATAAGGTCATCAATAAACACCTTACAAGGAATGTTTGTATTATCAGATGCACTAGGAAATAGCGTACTGATAATAGTATCATTGTCTGTTGGCATACAGACCTCCTTTTATAGTTAGTGTTATAGTTGTGGTTTTTTTCCTGCCCTCGTAGTTATGATGTCAACTATCTCCTTGCATACCTTTTTCGTATCCTCGGAAGCAGTTAAACTATTCATCTTGCGATTGCAGAATGATTGAACATCACGCATAGAATGTTCTCTCTCATTGAAATAGGTATGAAGTGGTTGTTGACGCCACTCCTTGTGCCTATCCCATATTCTTTTTCGTAGAGCTTCTATGTTGTGCTGAACCATCAGCTTGTGGAACGCATTGGCTCCAAAGTAGAGGTCAAAGAGTTCCTCAAAGAAACTCACTACCTCGTCTGCATCTCCCTCCAATCTCTTGGCGAGAAATTCTAGGTTAATCTGGTAGACGCTTTTATCACTCATATGCGTACACCCAGTTTAATAATATTATTGTCGTCTATCAAGTCTTTGGTTTTGAGATAGCCCCCACGCATCATCCATTTTGCAGGTTTTATCTGTGAAAACCAGTCTGACATTGAAGGAATATAGCCTAAATCCTCAATGATATGCCTTTCAGCTATCAATCGGACTGGCACCATTCTGCCGTCAGAGTTCTTGATTGCTACACCAAACTCTTTCTCACAAGCAAAGCAACCCTCTGCGTGGTGTCGTAATGCTCTGTGTCTAAAGTCTGCCATAATCTTCTTGGATTCATCAAACCAATCGTGGATCGCTTGATAATCCTCTGGCTTACCACCCCATTTCTTAACAGATGATAAGCTATGATGATAACAATTTGCCATATATACCTCCTTTACAAATCAAATTGGTAATCGTCTGATTCCATACGATTGATTGATAGTTCAAGAGTAACCTCTGCATCAGGGTCTTTTGGGTCATTGAACTCAAAATTACCTGAACCACCATCATTGTTGTACCAATCGTATCCTGTTATTTCTAATTGGTCATAGCACCAATCATCTATCGCTTCTGAAACCTTGACAGCTCTGTCTATCTCAACAGGTGTGCCAGTATTTCCCTCACTTTTCTGCTTTGTGATTTTGAAGGTTTCATTCATAAACTTCTCAACAATGATATTGTAGACAGCGTAGTGCAGGTCTTTCTCATTGTCAGTAAGCTTGCGTTTTTTAGCCCAATCGTAATCTTTAACAACACCAGTTAAGTTCTTCCAATCAAACTTTGTTGTTGGTGGTATTGTTTTCTTGTCGTGTTCACGATTTGCTAGATGTTTTATGGCTTGCTCTTGAAACTCAATGGTTTCTTTCGCCGAGTATTTCGTAGTGATGCCTTTGTCAAATTGAACTTCGCAACTCTCAATAGACCCATCATCACCAGAGCCATAGAACTCCACTCGTATGTTATTTATGCAGTAGTTTTGACAGACAAGCGAAAGCTTTTGTTTGAAACCTTCCACTGATTTCTGTTTCTCTACCTTCCTTTGCAAGTCTATCCTCTCCCATTCGCTCATAGCTTTGGGTTTGAACTCTTGTTGTGTCATATGTTTCTCCGTTAGTGTTATTGTTAGGGTGAAGGGGCTTGACATCTTGTGTGTACCAAGCCCATAGTTTTTTATCATTATCGCTTATCATAATAGTATTACGAACCCAGTGATAATGAATTGGACAATAGCCCATTCTACAATACCCATATTTACTCCTTTGTTGTGGGTTATTATTTCCAAGTACCAGTTTCAATGTTGTTGTTTTGGAACAGACATTCGTTGGTTCTCCAAGTTCCGTCTGCAAAGTAAGTAACCTCTCCACAGCCTGCTAACCATTCAAGGATAACAACTGCGAATAGACCACCAATACAAGCACACAGAATCATTCCGAGAACTAAATCCCAAAATGGACTGATTACATTTTTGCGTGTATTGTCTTTTACTTGGGTTGTGTTTGGTATAACCTTGATTGTTTGCATATCGCCTGATTCGTCTACATACATCGTTGGCTTACCATTGTTGTCAGTGAAGATTGTTTTCTTCATACAGACCTCCTTTTTTAGTGTTAGTGTATCATATGTGATACAGATAGACAAGGTCAGTCTGAAATACCTATGAAAGCCTTGGCTTCCTTGAACGAACAGCCAGTTGTTTCGTAGTATTTGATTGCCCTTGTGTATAGCTGATATGTTCGTAGACGCTTACGAGCATCTGCAATCATATCCTTGGTAGAATCCTTGTGCTTGATAGTATTCAAGCAAGCGAATGTGGATTCTGTGTAGTATTGCTTCGCTTCAGCAATTTTCTCTTGTCGTGTTTGTGGTTGACACATAACCCTCTCCTTTGTTGGTGAGTGATTGGCACAACGAGTTTCGTTAATGTGTACCGAGAGCTAGTATCGGCAGTGTGCCTACTCCTCGTTGCACCAACCTTCTTGACAGAGGCATCTGTCATTAGCCTACGAACCATCTGCGAGCTACCATTTAAGAAGCGTATGCCTGATGGTAAGATTGTTGCGTAGCAGGTAGATTGTTGACCCTACAACTACGCTCACAATTCTGGAATTCTGTTGTGTTTGTGTTGTTGTTGTTGCTGTCTACACTCACAAGATGCAGACATAAAAAAAACCCAGAGCAGAACAAGTCCACTCTGGGTCTAGGTTTGCGAGCGTGTGGCTACTTCTGAGCCTTGAAGAAAGTGTTAAGCTTCGCTTTCTCCTCACGAGAGATGTTGCTTCCAGCAATCGCTGGTGGCAAGAATGTGAACTCGGCAGAAACCGAAGGTTTCGCAACCGACTTCCTCGCGTCTACATACGCTTTTGCCTTGGCAATCAGTTCCGTAGGAACTACGCCACCGAGTGAAGTGATATGCTTCGCATATTTCTCCACGAACGAAAGGTTGTTACCAACCTTCCACCCCTTGTCGCCCGATAGGTTTTTCTCCATTCGCCCGACCACGATATCGTACGCAGGTTGTGCCTGTGCTATCGTTGTTGCTTTGGTAATGGCTTCGCCATAAGCGTTTTTACTTAATGTTGTGTCCATAGTTAGCCTCCTTTTTGGTTTGTGTGATTATGAACTTGGAAAATCCGATTGGAAATTCCGACCTATATAATACCCCTTCCCCTTTTAGGGGATAGTAAACCGAGTACGACACCAAGCCTAAAGGCTTGATATGATTGAGATATAGGTCGTAAGACCTATATTTAGCCGACCAAAGCGTAGCTTTGAAAACAACCCTAGAAATTTCGTAGAAATTTCCTTGGATAGGAGTAGAAAATCGTAGATTTTCGTAGGGTTTTGCAGGGTTCTGCAACGAAGTTGTGTCAGTTTGTCGGTATGGGGGGGTTGGGGTAGTACCCGCCGTTGCGTCACGCGTGTGTCATCCCCACCATAAATATATTTTGTAGCAATTTTTGAAACTAGGGTTAAAATAAGATATGCCGAATGTAAGAAAGAATCCAAATCCAGTAAAATCAACAGGTAGTCTACCACCAGTAACTCCTATTGAAGTAGATAGAGTTCGTAGATCTGTACTTGATGTAGTTAGAAATAATATTCCTAAAGTTAGAGAAGTATTAAAGGGTGATAAGAACTGGTCTAACCAACAAGTTAGATTATTCAGCGTTATGTTGAACAAAGTTATGCCAGATTTACACCACAGTTTTAACGAACATTCTGTAGAGCACAAAAAGGTAGACCAGTTGTCTATACAAGAACTTGAACAAATAGCAGCAAGGGCAGACGAACTAGATGATTCTGTGGTAGAACATAAAGAAGTAATTAAACAGGAGATAGATAGTGGCAAAGAGAAAAGCTAGTGGTCCTTGTAAAGGTAAAAGTTTAAATAAACCATTTCGTACACCAGGCGGTAAGAAAAAATCAGCAGTATGTGTATCTGATGGTGCTAAAATTAAGATAGTTCGGTTCGGGGATCCAAATATGAAAATAAAAAAGAACATACCTGCACGCCGTAAGAGCTTTAGAGCAAGACATAACTGCTCAAATCCTGGACCTAAGACCAAAGCTCGTTACTGGTCGTGTAAGGCTTGGTAGGAGTAAATATGGCAAAACTATGTGCAAGAGGTAAATCAGCAGCAAAGCGAAAATTTAAGGTGTACCCTTCGGCTTATGCTAATATGTACGCATCAGCTGTTTGTTCTGGTAAAATAAAACCAGGTGGTAAAAAGAAATCTAAAACAAAATCAAAAAGGAGAAAGAAATGACCAAGTATAAACCAATGGTTAGTGGTTGTAGTGGTGGTAAAAAGGTTCCTGTAATTTCAAAGAAAGATACTAAACCCTCTACTCAGGCAAAACCAAAATGAGTCTAAGAAAATGGGTTAAAGAAAAATGGGTAGACATAGGTGCACCCAAAAAGAATGGTAAATACCAACCTTGTGGGCGAAAAAAAGGTGATGGTCGTAAGTATCCAAAATGTGTCCCACTATCTAAAGCTAGATCAATGTCATCATCACAAAAAGCTTCCGCAGTCAGAAGAAAAAGAGCAGCAGGTAATAAGGGTCCAAAACCAACGAATGTAAGAACTTTTGCAAAAAAGAAAAAGAGGTAGGGATAATGACAATCAGCCAAGTAGAGGCTGCTAGACGACTTTTACAGCTAAAGAAAGCTCAGTCTAGCTTTACAGATTTTGTAAGGATGATGAATCCAGACCTTGAGTTTGCTGATTTTCAATTTGAACTAATGGAGAAACTTGATGCACTTGAAAAAGGAACCCTCGGAAAAACAAAACTTCTTATCACGATGCCGCCTAGACACGCTAAAAGCTTTTTGGCAACGGTACATTTCCCAGTATATTACCTCGGTCGTAAACCAAATCGTAATGTCTTATCCACTTCGTACAATCAGGATTTGGCAAAGACATTTGGGCGTCAAGTACGCGATCTGGCACGCGAACCGCGTATTACGCAAGCATTCCAAGACTTTAAAATGTCGGAAGAAAGTAGAGCGGTAGATGATTGGAGAACTTCTTTAAATGGCACTTACTTTGCAACAGGTATAGGTGGATCAACTACTGGTCGTGCATCAACATTATTAATACTTGATGATCCTGTAAAAGCTAGAGAAGAAGCAGATTCAATAACACAAAGAAATAAAACTTGGTCATATTATATTTCAGCACTAACAACTCGTAAGCAACCAGAACCAGATGGTACAAAGCCAATAGAGATAGTTATATTAACAAGATGGCACCCAGATGATGTAGCTGGTAGACTTATGGAAACACCAGATTGGAAAGCAGGAGAATGGGAACATATAAACTTTCCTGCTATAAAGATAATTGCTGGAGAAAAAAAACCAGTAACAGACCTACCTCCTGACGACCCAAGATACATACCAAGCGGTAAGTTAAGTACTGTCGCTCCTGGGAAACGATATTATAAAGAAGATGCTGAAGAAGCTTTGTGGGAAGAAAGATTCCCATTAGAAGAATTACATAAAAGAAAAAAACTAGATCCCCGTGAATTTGCATCATTATACCAACAAACACCATACATCGTTGGTGGTAATCTTATTAAGTCAGGTTGGTGGAAATATTACGAACCAAAAGATGTAGAGTATCAATCAATTATAATAGCTGCAGATACAGCTTTCAAGAAAACAGAACAATCAGATTTTTCTGTGCTTATGGTTATGGGTGCAGATAGAAATGGTGATTTATATATTATAGACATCATAAGAAACAAATGGGATTTTCCAGAACTAAAAAGAGCTTGTATACAACTTAATACAAAATGGAGAGGTAAAGGATTAAGAGGTTTCTACATTGAGGATAAAGCTAGTGGTCAATCACTAATACAAGAATTAAAAAATCAATCAGGTGTATCTGTGCTACCATTCAAAGTAGTACAAGATAAAGTTGCTAGATTAAATGCAGTTACACCTATGATAGAAGGAGGTAGAGTCTTTTTAAATAAAACTGCTAATTGGGTAGATGATTTTATGGAAGAAGCACAATCTTTTCCTAATGGTAAAAATGATGACCAAATAGATGCTCTATCTTTGGGTCTAGATGTTTTAAGTAAAATGTCAGGATTTAATACTAATGCACTTAATGTGCCAATAGAAATGTCCACATCTTTAAATGCAAGTCTTGATGCTCAGTACCAACCTAGAGAATGGAAAGAAAAGCTGACTCAATCAAAAGATAAGAGGTTTGCTGGTTGGGGTGAGTTATAGGACGATAAAATAATATATGTAGGATATAAGGAACTATGAACTATAGAAACCAAACAACTGATCCAAATGATATCATCGTAGATTTAGCACCCCATATGGAGAAGCTATCTCAATATGAAGATATCTCTGATGATTTAACCGAAGAGCAAGAAGCAAAGCTTATTGATTATATTCGTGCAGCTTCAAAAATGTCCTTTGAAAGGATATCTAGAAGATACGATCATTGGCGTGATGCGGATAGAGCACACGATGTTTGGACTCCTGCAAACTCTACTAAGTTTAGAGAGAAGGCTGTAGTTGCCGACACCAGAGCCATCGCAGACACTGTGTTAACTTATATGATGGCAGCACTAGCTGGGCGTAATCCTATGTTTCAACTAGAAGGTATGAACAGGAAGTCCAGAAGGTCAGCTTTAATCTTAGAAAGATTATTGCACCAACATATGAGGAGAACGGCGGGAGAGGCAAGACTGGCTCAAATGTTACTTGACAGTATCAGGTATGGGTTTGCCCCAACTAAAGTTATTTGGGATGCTAAAAAGAATACCAATCATATTGTTAATTTTGATCCTAGGCGTTGTTTCCCAGACCCAAGAGTAAATTGGGGTGAATGGGATAGAATGCAGTTCATTATTTTTAGTGACTTCGTTTCAACAAACGCCTTGGTATCAAGTGGTATGTATCCAAAGTTAAATAAATATCCAGGTCTACGAAAAAAAGGTGGTAGAAAAACTTCTTGGGATGCACATAAATTTTTTAAAGAAGAAGGTAGAGGATTATCAATAAATCCAGAAGAACCAATCGGTAGTGAAAATGGACATCACTTTACATTAGACAATGCAAGAATTGTTGATGAGATGTGGGTTCGTCTACAAGGTTATGAAGTAGGTGTTCCGTCTATAGAGCAACTATGGATGTGTATCACAGTAGTAGATGAAGAAGCTATAATTAGATGTCAGTTAAATCCTTATGGTCAGCAGTTCCCAGTAGTAATAGGTGGATTGTTTCAAGATACACATAAAACATTTAGTCAATCTTTATATGATTTATTATTACCATTACACGAAGTATCAACTTGGTTATTGCGTTCTCGTATTGATAATGTTCAAGCAGCATTAAATAATTTAATGTTTGTAGACCCAACACAAGTTTCTATACCCGACCTAATTGATAGGAATCCTTGGGGTGTAGTAAGAACTATGCCAGGTGCTAAACCAGGTGATGGTGTTTTTATAGCTACGGTTCCAGATGTAACTAAAGGACATTGGAATGACATAGCTGCTATGTCAGATTTAAAACAAAGAGTTTCAGCTGCATCTGATGCACAACAAGGTGTACCAACAGCAGATGGTATTAGAACTGCAACAGAGATTGCAAGACTTACACAATTAGGTTCTCAAAGATTAGGTGTGTTAGCTAGAATTATGTCAGCTACAACCGTAAGACCAATGGTAAGAATGATGACACAAAATTTACAAGATGCTTTATTCCTTGAAGGTTCATTAAGAATGGATGCAGAATCAATGCCAGGTGAATTAAGTGCACAGGCACAAGATGGTTATGTAGACTTTGATGTTCAGTCATTACAAGGTAATGTTGATTACTTAGTTATAGATGGAACATTACCAATTGAGCCAACAAGAAATGCAGAAACCTGGATGAATATGCTACAAATGATAAACCAAACTGGTTTAAATATGGAATACAAATCTGGTAAAATTGTTGAAGAAGCAATTAGAGCTATGGGAGTTTCTGATTTAGATCAATTTAAAATAACTGATGCAGAGAAACAAATGGGTATGACACCATCGCAACAAATGAGTATGATGGAGAAACAGAGAGGTAATTCTACACAACAAGGGCAACAACAACAAACTATGCCTGTTGAAGAATTGTTAAGAAATATAGATGCAGGTAATTTAGAACCGCAACAAGGTAATTAATATGAAAAAAGAAGAAGTAGAAAAAAATACAGGTCTAAGTCAATTAGATAAAAAATACATTGACCTAGCTATTAAAGAACAAGTTAATTTATTAAGAGATAATATAAAACTTGAATTAATTGATTTATATTCAAAAGCTAATGCTAAAAATATGATTTGTAATAATCAAGCGAATGTGGACGACAATACAAAGAGAATTGATAAACTTGAAGCAAGATACAAGGAAGATGATAAATTTACCCTGACTAGAGCAAAAATAATAAACTTTCTTGAGGAGAACAACATAGAATGACAACAGTACCTACAACCCCCAAGTCGGAACAGATACAATTTAGGTCCGAAAAAACAGGTGTTCATAATTTAGATACATATTTAGAAGCTTGTGAATTAGGGACTGGTAGTAATGTAAAGACCCTTCCTAATGTATTAGGAACTCTATTTGACAATACTACAGGTGCTGTAATCTCTACGGCGATCCAATTTAGGCTAAAACCTAATGACCCTGACAACACACTACAATCAAGATTTGGTACATATACCAATGCAAATGCTGGTTGGTCAGACCTAAATGCCACTATTTTCAGGCAAAGAGGAGCACACCAAGCTAGTACAGCATACTCCAGATTAGATATGGTTGAGGACGGAACTAAGTATTTTGTCTGTCATACAGCCCATACTTCTACTGGTGCACAGGTAGACACAACCAAGTTTAATGTGGTATTTGATGGGGCACAAGTTTTGTCAGAAATACAAAGCTTTAATGCAAACACTGCACCTCGTTTAAAACGACTAGAGGACGAAGTTTTATTACAATTAGGTGTAGTATAATATATATAAGGAGTGACATAATATGGCGATGAACACATTAAAAGAATTAGTAGAAGCTATAAAATCGCGTTCAAAAACTATAGCTAATACTAGCACAGGCACGATCTCAGGATCTAATGCCAACGATATGGTCTACCTAGCAAAATCGGTAGAAGCATTAACAGGTGCAGACGCACTACTTCAACTATTTGATGAAGCAAACGAACCAGCAAAAGTTTTTGATTATTCAACATCAACGAATGGTGTATGGACACTAGGCGTAGACGACATTTCAAAACCACTTATCAAGTTAACTCAGGCTTCCACTCCTAGCCAAAGTGAACTTACTGTGGTTGTTCCTAATAGAGCATTTACTGTCGTCATTAAAAACGAAACTACCAAGAATGTTTTCGTCCAATATTCTGGTGAAACTAACAACGCTAACAAAGCTAAAATACTTCCAGGAAAAACTGGTTGGGTGTATGGTGATTATGTTGCAAGTGGAACAAACAAAGTTCAGTTTGTTGTAGATGTAGAAGCAATCACAGCTGCACTAACAACGGTTACTACTACTGGTGGTGATATGATTTACCGACAAGGTGCACCATCAGGAACAACATTTAATATTGGAGTTAAAGTAGCTTCATACGGCGGATCAAACAGATTCCAATTTAAATTCCCTAACGATGATAATTACCACTTTGATGGTAATATGAAATTGTACCCAGGAAAAACTTATGTGTTTGATGTATCTGATACTACTCTACAGAATCATCCACTAAGATTTTCTGCTACAAAAAATGGTACACACGCATCAGGAACAGAGCTTTTAGACTTCGCACCCACTGACAGTACTAACGATATTACCTACACAGGTACACAAGGACAAAGCAGTGCTGTGGTAACTATTGCGGTTCCATCTAATGTAACTGCAATTTCAATCTATCCATATTGTGGAACACATACTGGTATGGGTGGAGATACACAATTTGATGTTACTACTGCCACTGGAGAGGCGAGGCTTCCTCTTGGATCACACGGCACTGCTCTTACTGTTGATGGAAATAGCAACATACCTAAATGGGGTATGGTTGGTAATATGGCAGGACGAGCTTATCGTTTAGAAAACGATGTTACTTGTAGAGTAGCAGATCCAGATGCACCAGGATATCCTGGAACTGAAAACAACGGAAAAACAAGAAACGATTTTTCTCTTGTTAGTGAAGTAACAGATAGTACAAACTTTCCTTTACACGCAAACAAAGGTATCTTTCTTATAAATGATCCCCGTCCTCAAGGTGGTACTTACCGAGGTGGTGGTTGTGTAGCTGAGTTTGCAGATGGTTCTTGGAAAAGTCCAGTAATCTGGGGTAGTTCTACTAACTATTCACAAATGGACCCAAGTAACTCAAATAAAGTTATTAATATGCCAGGACACTATAGAGATCAGTCCAAAGGTTATGACAACTTTAATAAAGATACACAGTTTGGTAATTGTATACAAACATTAAGAACATACGACTCTACATACTTTCTTACAGACACTGGTAAGGTTTGGGCTGGAGGATACAACAATGTAGGTCAACTTGGTGTTGGTCATACAACATCTGAATACAGATGTGTTCCAGTTCAATTCCCAGGAGCTGCTGGTAAAATTAGATATATAGCAGGACCAGGATCTGGAAATAACAATGTTACTATGTTGGCTCTAGACGAAAATGGAAAAGTTTGGGGTTGGGGATATAATGGACATAATCAATTAGATAGTTCAAACACAACTAACAAAACTATACCAGTAGAAATAACAGGTCTATCAGGTAAAAATGTAACTGCAATTCAAGTTATAGATGCAGGATATCCTACTTGTTACGCATTAACAGATGCAGCAGACGGATACAAAGCATATGCTTGGGGTTATAATGGTGGCAACCAGTGTGCTAACGGAACTACAAACAATGTAGGAATGGGATCACCAAATGTATTAGAAGCAGGATCAGGTAAAAAGATTGTTAAGATGCACGCATCTGGAGCTGGATCTGGCGGAGGTATTCATCTAATTAACGAAGATGGTGCTTTGTACTATGGTGGTTATAACAACACTGGACAAGCAGGAGATAACAATGCTTCTGGTAACAAAACATCAATGACTCTAGTAAGTACATTTAATACTGCTACTGCTGGACTAAAAGTTTTAGATGTTTTCTCTTGTCACTTTACTCAAGGCTCTTGTTACGCAACAACAGATAACGGCGACTTCTATATGTGGGGTCCGAACTCCAACGGAGCTACTGGAACTGGAACAACTTCTGGATCACAGAATGTACCAGTTAAAAATAGTTCAGTTAAATGGGTGTCAAAAGTTATAGATTGTTTTTCAGTAACAAGTACATCTTACTACTATATGACTCCTTGGTTAATTGCACACGACAACGAAGAAGATTGGAAGAATAAAGTTAACGGAACCATATATTCTTGTGGTGCTAACTATGCTTCTAAAGCTTTGTATGGTGTCGGTACTGGATTAGTACATAGTTCTTGGAATCCAATTCCAATGCCTTGGGGTTATCAAGGTAAAGTTAGAGATATCTCTTCTCACGGATACGGACAATCAAGTACTTGGGAATGTGGATATATGTGCTTAATGATGGACGGAACAATTTGGGGACAAGGTTACAATGGTGCCTACTCTCACGGATTATCAGACACTAATACTCACTGGACACTAAGAAGAAAAACATTAATAGGAGGTTAATATGTTTTACGAAAATAACAAAGATAAAAAATTAACTCTCTATAAAATGTCATTTGAAGATAACTACAAATGGCAAGTTGACTTTGATTGGGAGTGGTCAGGTGGTTTGCCAATGAAGAACAATTCTTACTTCTTTGTAAATGCTAATGGAAAGAAAAAGTTTCCAGATCAAGAAGAAGAAATAGTTGTTACTGAAGTAAAAGACTTAAAAGAAGTAGCAGCTTTAGCTTGTTATGTTGCTTTTGGTCCACTATCTACTTTTTTAGATGATGAAAAGGTTGCACAATACAAAGCTTGGGGATATGATTTAATTAAAGAATTCAATGATAATGAGGGAATACAAAAAGCTGCAGACGAATGGCTAGCAAAATAAGAGAAACAAAAGAGAAACTCGCCCTTATTAAAAGGTTGAAAAAAGATGATGCTTGGAAATTTCTTCAAGAAATAATGAAAGAAGAGATTCTCACGGCAGCATACAATTTATCTTCTGATCCTAAAACTTCAGTAGATGAATTAAATTGGCGAAGAGGTGCTTTATGGGCATCTAAGAAGCTGATTGAAATGCCTTCGGTTCTAGAGGTGAAACTAGAAAATGATCTAATGATGCAGACATTAGAGGCGGAGGATAAAATAAACCAGGACGCTACGGCTTCCAAGTAACCACGCTACGGCTAGGAAAGGATAAACATTATGGCACAAACACCAATCAACGAACAAGACAAGCAAATGGTAGATAATCTTGCAGCAGAAAAGCTGGGAGATGTTAATCGCCAAGTTGCAGAAGGAATACAGCAAGTACAGGAAGCTGCAGGCGATCCTAATGTTGCAGGGAAAGATAACTCTCAACAAGCTGTAAAAGAAAATCCAGTAGAAAAACCAACTGCTCAAGAGCAAGCTGCTGAAGCAGTATCTCCTAAGACAGAAGGTGATATGGCACAAGAAGAGTCATTCATTAATGTAATGTTTGGCGAAGGTGACAAAAGAACTCTATCGGATAAACAAATTAAGGATACTTATAATCGTTATAAAGACCTTAATTATAAGCACCAAACAGAAGTTGCACCTATGCAACCCATTTTAGATTTCGCTAAGGCTATTCAATCTCAAGTGGCTGCAGAAGGAGTACAGGCAAATCCAAACGATATTGTCCAGTTTTTGGCTGCTGCATCTCAAGCTTATATGAAAAACCCTACAATGGGTGGGCAGAAAGACCCAACACCAGATACACAGGGTATTCCATTAGGTGAGATTGAAAAAGATATGGCACAATGGGAAGAAGATAATGCTATGACACTACCGCCTAAGTATAAAGAGGCAGCTAGTATGATGCAGAATCTTCAGAACGAAAATGCACAAATCAAACAAATGTTACAACAGATATCAGCAAATGCTCAGGGTATGAACCAGCAAGCAACAAAGCAAGTAATGGATGCTAATGCTACTCGTGATACTAATATGAGGCAATTAGCAGCTAATAATCTTGATAAAGCACAAGCTAAATATCAATTAGCTGATGATTTACAGGATCAATTCTTTCAGTTTGCTTATGGTAGAGGGTATACAATGGAAGATTTTTTAGACCCTGCACTAACTGATACTGTAGTCGGAGATTTTAAAGCTAATCTAAATACTCCAGAAATGGAACGATTAGCAGGTATAGCAAAGCGTAGACAGGCTTTTACTGGATCTATGGGTGCTACACCAGGAGCAGTTGGAGAAGCACCTCCTACTGACCCTAACGCAGATTTTATTGGAAAAGTAGCTGATGATTTCTTGAAAAAAAGAAATAGAGCCTAAACAAGGACGATCATCAGACCACTTATCTAGTAAATTAAAATTGTACGCTACGGCTTACAAATGACAACGGAACACAGAATTCTGCTGAATGCACTATCTTGTGGGAAGAAGTCGGATTTGAAACACGAAACAATGCTATAAACTTATAAGGAGGTTACTATGGCAGCAATACAAGGACTTCGTGGGACAGGTCAATTTACATCAGACTTTCGTCCTACGAATTATAGGGAGTTGTTCACTCTTCTAGAACCAAATGGTACAGCACCGCTTCAAGCGTTGTTGGCTATGACTTCTAGTGAGTCTACAGACGACCCTAAATATAACCATTTCAGAGATGAGTTACCAACAAGAACCATCGTTGTTAATGGTGCGTTAAACAATAGTGCAACTACTTTAACATTTGACAATGACACAGCTGATGAAGCTTTCATCGTCAGTGGTACTGTTTTGCATAACCCAGCAACTGGCGAGAATATTCTTGCTACTGCGGATGCGAACACTTCAGCAAACACAGTAACTATTCAAAGAGGATATCACTCTACAGCGGCTGCAGTCGCAGATGACCAAGAGCTAATTATCGCAGGCTCGTCCTTCATTGAAGGTGGCACATCTCCAACAGCAGTTAGTTTTGATGCTACTGTAGACCACAACTTTACGCAGATCTTTAAGACTGCGATTTCAGTAAGTGGAACTTTACAGAACACAAACCTAAGAACTGGCGACAAAGAACAAGAGCAACTTACAAAAGCCCTAAAACTACATATGGGTGACATTGAAAGAGCTTTCTTCTTTGGAACTAGAGGTGAAACTAACGGCTCAACTGCAAATCCAAAAAGAACTACTGGTGGATTGTTCAGTATGAT